TAAAATAATTTAAAATAAGTATCGCAATGTTTAAAATAGTTTGGTATTCTATGTTTAACAAAGGGCAATAAAGCCAACCAAACTAAGGAGAAGAACAATGAAAGAATATAAAGCAATATGCGGAAACAGCTCAATGACAATCACAGGATGCGAGACAGCAGAAGAAGCTCTTGATTTTGCTATAACCCAGTTTGACAACAATTGTGACCATACTGGAAGCGTTGCTATCTATGACATGGACGGAGAGTATGTTGCCGGAGAAGATGACTAAAATGACCCCATCACAACAGGCAAAAGCGGAGGGACTGAAAAGCCTCTCTGTGGTTGCACGGTTGACCGGACAGAGCTTGCAGACCTTGGGGAACTGGGCAAAGAATAAGCCAGACCTTTTCCGAATAGTCTTAAAGGGCTGCAAGGTTGAAGCTACTGAAAGATAACGCCGATAATAAGCTTCCAGCCACCAGACTGCGCTTGCAACCCAAACTTCTTCTAGTCAGATTAATTTTATTATTAGTTTACGAGGTAAATTTATGTGGAAAGTTACTTTTTATAATGGTGAAGTATGGGAAAGCAAAATGATGATGGAATTTTTCGAGGCTATTAATTTGGCACTAAAGGAAAGTAGATTGCATAGTATAGATATCAAGAGTGTGGTTAATACGCACTAAGTAAACTAACGTTAAGCATAAACCGCTGGCCCCGTGCTGGCAGATTTTAATAAACAAACTTTATTCCAGTCGGCTTTAATGCGCTGGTTGGGTTGCAAGGAGGTATGCGAATGGCTGTATACGCAAAGAAAATAAACAGTAAACAGCGTCAGTGCATGCAGAAGTATGAAAACATCTGTGGATTTGAGTTTATGCACCAGGAAGATATTGATACCGGAAAAATAACTTTTACTGAGGCATGGCATGACAATATTAGATGGCTTGAGGGAGTTCTTGCTGACGTTACAAACATAGATGTAAACGGAGCCATTACTTAAGATACTTGAGCAACCCACCGTTTTAATAAGCTAACCTGCCGCAAGAAGGAGAAACCAATGAAATACGACCATGAACAGACGGTAACGATAGCAGAAGAGGAACAAAAACCGCACCAGTTCTTGCGGTCAGCTGTTAAGCGACTGGTTATCTTTGTCAAGAAGTGGAGGATGCTAATAGCCTTTTTTGTTTGTGCTACTGTTTGGATGCCTGCCTATTTTATAGGAGCAGCAGTTGAAAATAAAACATGGCTTCCGTTGTATATGTTTTGGGCTGGGATGGCATATAAAAGCTTTTTAACATGGTCGGCAAGATAACGATTGAGGTCACTTGACCCAAGGGGAGGACAAAATGAATAATAGCCCGTTTGATTTAGACCCAGAAACAGGATTTGACAAAGCGCAGAACGCCGACCCCTTGGGGTCAAGTGAAGCGACTGGTTATGATTCTTTTTGGATTTGGTTTTGGTACAACGATATCACCCGATTCTGTTTGCTGTTCGGTTTGCCGTCTATAATATTAGTGGTTGTTTGTTGGCTAGTAATTGGCCCGGGGGAGTATTTGCGTACCGTTGCCATGATTACCTACGGTGTTTTCTTCGCATGGGCTTTGCTTGACAATGATTACTCAAATTTGCGACGTATTGGGATGGATGAATACCGTCGCAAGTTGAGAACATAACGTGGAGGTAACTTGTAAGCCATGAAAGAAACAACAAAAAAGACACAAGCCTCTTCTTGTCAAGTTAACCGTGGTGTTATGAGTACACTCGACTATCACGCTCAATACTTGGGACATAAAGTAAAAATATTTGGTAGAAAAACATTAGACAGTGGCCCATTTGGAGAGATATACAGAGTAGACAAGTTTGGTGTTTGTTCGTGTGGATATAAAGAAGAGTTCGGATCAAGTTATTCGTACGCATAACGCACATAATCATCAGCGGCACCACCGAAGAAATACACGGATAGTGCCGCCCACGTTCGCGCCGTCTGCGTGAATTTAATTGTTATCTTGGGGGGCTAATATATGGAAACTAGGAAAGTTGTTGTTTATGAGTGGCAAAGGGTAAAGGGCCAAACACACTTTGATAAGGTTGCTGTAGGAAATGGGGTGTTTCACCAGTTTGGGGTTAACTATGAAGAGTTTGAGAATGGCCCGGGGAACTTTACTACTGCGGTTGTAGAGATGCCCGATGGGTCTGTGCGTAATGTGCCGGTGGAATTGATAGTTTTCAATAACTAGCAATATAACGCCGATTATAACCAGACCGCGCCAATGAATGCGCGGCATAAACTCTTGCATCTGATTGGTACCGTTCTATGATACGCAAAAGAAAAATAAAAGTTTCTTCAGAAAGGAATTTATTAATTGGGTTGGCTATTAGCACCCCCTTTCTGAAGTCCATATATCCTGAATTAAATCTTGATTTATTCCAAGCTGATGTAAGTAAATTATTATGTAATTGGATTTTAGAATACCATGAAGAATTTGGGAAAGCTCCGGGGAAACTACTCCAAGAGATATATGATCAAAAAGTAAGAAAAGATGATATTGATGAAGATTTGGCCGATGATATGGCTGATCTTATGGATTCTTTGAGTAACCAATATGAAAAAGAAAAAGAATATGACTTTGAATATTATTTAAAACAATCAAGAGCTTATCTAGACGAAAGAAGAATAAAAATAACAATTAGAGAAGCCAGCCAAGCTTTACATGATGATGAGCCGTTACATGCACAAGAAGTTCTTGAAAATTACCGATCTATAGAACTTCATGAAGATTTGGGTTTCAATCCTTTTACTAATGCTGATAAAATCAGAACTGCTTTTGAGACGTTCCAAGACCCTCTTTTCACATATCCAGGAGCTTTAGACGTTCTTTTTAATAATCAATTTTCAGAAGGAACTTTCATTTCTTTTTTAGCCCCGGCAAAAAGAGGTAAAACGTGGTGGCTTGATGAGTTAGCTTTCCGGGCTCATCGTTTTCGTAATAGAGTTGCCTTATTTCAAATCGGAGATTTAAGTGAGGAACAGCAGGTCAGAAGACTTCATGTAAGATTATGCCAAAAAAGCTATGACCAAAGATATTGTGGTGAAATTAAAATACCAATAATAGATTGTCTTCATAATCAAACCGATTCTTGTAGTATAAAAAAAAGAACTTGCGATTTTGGACTATATGAAGAGCCGGAAAAAGAAGATGAACCGCCTGCGAAAATTTCATTTGAAGATGCAACCGAATTAGGATATGTCCCCTGTACATATTGTTTAAAAAGGAATCCTCAAAAATTTAAAGGAGCAGTCTGGTATAAAATCAGAGAAAAGGTGGAACCTTTGACTTGGCGTGAAGGCTATAGAGCTGGATTGAAATGGATGAGCAAATTTTCCGGGTCTAATGATTTTCGTGTAGTTGCCCGACCTTCTTTGAGAATTAATGAATTAATATCTATTTTAGAAATATGGGCAAATAGAGGATGGATTCCGAAAGTATTGGTTTTGGATTATATTGATTTACTTGAATGGTCTGATAATCGAATTGATATGAGACATAAAATTAATGAGGTTTGGAAAGCAGTGCGGCAAATCAGTTTAAAATATAATTTATGTTTCATTACCGCTACCCAGGCAGATTCAGATGGATTAGAAACAAGAAAATTAAGAACTAAAAACTTTAGTGAATCCGGAAGAAAGTGGGATCACGTGACTGCTGCTTATGCTTTAAACCAAACAGCAAAAGAAAAGAAAGATAAAATAATGAGAATGTCACCTTTATTGGGTAGGGAAGGTGAATTTGATCAATCTTTGGAGATTAAAGTTTTGCAATCTTTAGAAACCGGCAGACCTTATTTGGGAAGCTATTTTTAATAAAAATTAATTTTTTTCTTTTTTATCTCTTTTTTTTCTTTACTTAGTGTTAAAAATAGAATATGATGTTTTACAAGATCAATACAGTACTTAACCAAAAGCCATAAACAAACCAAAACAAAGGAGAATTACCATGGCAAAGAAAGCAACAGGAAAAACAACGAAAAATACCACCGGCAAGAAAAAAGCCCCGGCCAAGAAAAAAGGCCCCAGTATGGATAAACGCCTGATCGCCGCCGCCGAAGATCTGAATGATGTTATCGGTCTTGAACCACCTCTTGATACCGATTCCGACATCGAAGAACTGAAAGCGGAAATTATCGAAATCGCAGACGCTGATGTTGCTGAAAGTGATCCGCTGACCGATGAAACCTGGGCTCTTTTTGAAGAACTTGAAATTGGTCCCAAGGTCAATGAAGAAGGGGCCAAAGAGGAAGAAGAAAAAAAGGCCGCTCCGAAAGATAAGAGCAAGGCTAAAAAATCCGGTTCCAAAAAGAAAGGTGCCGGCAAAAAGAAAGAAGGGATGGCAACTTTTCTGCAGGAAACCCTGAAAGACGGTCTTGGGGACAGACACGAAGATGATGTTGTTCTTGAAGTTAAGGAAAAATTCCCTGAAAAGTCATACCGTGTTATCGGCAACGCCATCTATGCCGTTCTGAGAAAACAGGCATCCGGGAAATAATATATACCCGGATCGAAATGGGGGATATATCAAACGGTATATCCCCCTTGTTTTTAAATTTAAGAGGGATTTAAAACTTTTTAGTACTCGCCCCTTTAATTATTTTTATTTTTTAAATAGAGTCGAAACAAGTTGTTTATTTAAAAAATAAAAATAATTAAAACAGGTATTAATATGGATAATTTTGAAAAAGAATTAAACGAAAATCGACCTACCCGTGAAAAAGAATCTATTGATTTTGGATTATTCGAGCCACATTGGAAAGATATGTGGTGGGGAATGCCTGAATTTGTTATGAAAGATGCATCTCCACAACGCAGAATAGTTATGAATTTTATGACTGAAGAAGATGTAAAAGAATTTGCCGAAAAATTAGGAATTAGAATTAATAAAAGAACTGATTCTGCGTGGTACCCTGGACAAAAACCACTTGAAAAAAATAAATTTGAATATACGGGCCCACCTGAAGATTCTAAATATCCAGTTTGTATACCGAGTAAAGGAAGGGCCGATGTCCAAACTACAGGAAAACTACTGGATCAACTTGGGGTTTCTTATAAATTTTTTGTTGAAGAAACCGAAGCTGAAGAATATATAAAACACCTTGGAAAAAATAAAGTAGTTGTTATGCCTTTTCATGATCTTGGAAGAGGATCAGTGCCGGCACGAAATTATATATGGGAATGGTGTAAAAAAAGAGGATTTAAACGTCATTGGACTGTTGATGACAATATAACTACATTTACAAGGTGTAATCATAACCGAAGATTAAAAGTGACCGGGGGTGGTTTCTTTCGGGCTATGGAAGATTTTGTTGACAGATATGAAAATATAGTAATGGCCGGACCACATGATCAAGGTTTCGTCCGTGACCGATCTCCCAATCACCCTCCTTATTTATTCAATTCCAGAATTTATTCTTGTATTCTTTTAAAGACTGATCTGCCGCATAGATGGCGGGGAAGATATAATGAAGATACTGATCTCAGTCTCAGATTATTAAAAGATGGATATTGTACTTTATTATTCTATGTCCTTTTAATGAATAAAGGAAAAACATTTGACGGTGGAAAAACTAAAGGAGCCTTAAAAGGTGGAAATACAGATAATGTATACAATACAAATGATTATCGAAAATCATTTGCTAAAAGTCTCCAAAAACAACATCCTGATGTTGTTGATATAGTTTTTAAATTTAATCGTTGGCACCATCAAGTTGATTATTCAAAATTTAAACGTAATAAACCAATTTTAAAACCTGATATTACCCCAATAAAAAGCAATGATGAATATGGAATGAAACTTATCAAAAGAAAATAATATGATTATTGCTAAACTTCCTACAGTATATAAAAATGATCGCAGAACTATTCAATTGGATTTTAAAGACCGGGAAGGGTTATTTTTTAAACGCAATATTAATTTAACTTCTGATGAATTTGAAGCTATTGAAAAATCTTTCTTTACAAAATTTGTCCAAGAACAAAAAGAAAGGGAGAAAGAAAATGAATTTAAAAAAGATTGAAAAGCTTTTAAAAAATACACTTAAACAACACAATGCCTCCTGTTCTAAAATTGAATTTAAAATTTGTAAAGATGGAGATTTAAAAGGAATTTTGTCTTGGGAGGAAGATGATGGAAATATATATTATTATTCTCAGTTTTGGGATAAAATATTTGGTAATGGATATGGTGAATTAAAAGCTTTTTTTGCCAAAGCTTTCGATCCCAAAAATAAAATAAGGAAATACTAATTAATAAACCAAGTAGCCGATCCCGGATAGTTGGCCCGGAAGAAGGAGGTGGTTTGTTTATGGATTAGATTAAAACAATAATTTATAATATTTTATAAAATTACGCCTTTATGTAGGACTTTAAAGGGGTGGGGCTGGCTCTCCCATTCTAGTCCCACCCCTTTATTAATTATTTATTTTTGGTTTTTATGTATTGGGCTTAGGAAAGGGTAGGACGCTGTTGGGGGGTTCAATTCCCCCTCCAATCCCTAAAAGTTGAAAATAAGTAATTAAACCAAAACCGGGGGATGAATCAAATGGAAATAGAAATATTCTTAATCGTTTCTATACCTAAATCTAAAAAAAGAAACTGGAAAAAATTCCTCACTGTTAAAGATGGTAAATGGACTTGGGGACAACGTTCTGAGGCTCTTACTTTTTTAAGTAAGGGACAAGCCGAAATGATACAAGAATTAGATTTTACTCCTCAATCAAGAAAACCCTCTAAAATAAAACTTGAAAAAATAACATTATGAAAATCGCTCTATTATATAATGGAAAAGGAACAGAAACGGGGGATTCTATTATTTTTGCTTCCACCAAAGAATCTAAAATTATTATAGACGCAATGGAAGAATATTGCAAAAATAATAAGCGGAAAAGAATAGCAAAAAATTTATTAAAGCAAATGGAACAAGAATTAATTGTTTATATTTAAGGAAACCGCTTTAATAAAAATGGGGGGATCAAGTTGTGGGACAAAAAAACAACCAGAAGGAACAACACTTGGGATTATATCTGGAAACTCTGAAAAAAACCAAGATTGATCCTAACTTTTTCATTAGTCGTGAATATTTTGAAAAAGCCGGAATTACTGAAGAACAAAATCATAGCGGTATTCATGCTTTTGATGATAAAAAATTTGATTTATTCCCCCCGCTCCGAACAGATATAAAATGGCCTTATATGCCAATGAAAGGAGTACGGGCCGATTTTCCTAATTGGCCAAATGTATATAGAGTTTGTGGCCCTATATCTAAATTTCTTGATTATGAATTTATTTTTGATCAAAGAAACTTTTTGGATCTTTCAGGGAATAAATGGAAAACCTTTAGAAAAAATATCAAAAAATGGCCGAAAGGAAAATTATATACTTGGGTTAACTTAAATGATCCTTGTTGCAATTATGTTACAAAAAGAATGAGTGATGATATTAATGAACTTTTTTTAAAATGGTTGCAAAATAAAAACTCCGAAGAAGTCATATATGACCCCGAAACATTAACTATTTATTTAGATAAGGGGTTTAATCGTTATGGATTATGCTGCAATAACGAATTAAAAGCTATTGTAATTTGGGATTACAATTGGAAATATATCAATTTTCGTTATTGTATATGCGCTCCAGAACCTTTTCTATCTGAATATGTCCAATATTGTTTTTATACCTTTCCATTTATTCAAAATGATCCAAGATTGATTAATGATGGGGGTTGTCTTGATAGTGAATCTCTTTATTTTTTCAAAAAAAGAATGAATCCTGTTGAAATAAAAAAAATACATAGTTGGGAATAATAATTTAATGCAAGGAGAAGGAGCAATGAAAATTAATAGAAAAGAATTATTGGATATTTTACAAATACTTCAGCCGGGGATTGCTTCTGAAAATAGTCTTGTTGAGCAAGCTTCCTGTTTTGTATTTAATGAAGATATGGCTATGACTTTTAATGATGAAATAGCCATACAACACCCACTTGTTGGGGATGGTTCTTTAGATATGAAGGCAGCAGTTCAAGCAAGAGAGTTTTTCAGTATTTTAAAAAGTTTTTCTTGCGAAGAAATTGAACTGGAAATTGATAATTCTGAATTAACTATCTCTACAGAATCGGATGGGGAAGCCGGGATCAGACTTGAACAAGAAATTCGTTTGCCTATCGAAGAAATGTCACAACCCAAAAAGTTTAAGAAAATCCCTAATCCTGATAATTTTATTACCGCTATAAACAGTTGTATTTTCTCTGCTTCCGGCGATGCTTCCCAACCAATTTTTACATGTTTATATGTAAAGCCTGATTTTATTCAATCTTGTGATAATTCCCGTGCTACTATTTGGGACACAGAAACAGGAGCTGATAGTGAAGGGTATCTTTTACCAGCTTCCTCAGCTCGTCATTTAGCTTCTTATAAGCCTGTAAAGATTTCCCATACCGAAGGATGGGCCCATTTTAAAAACCGCTTAGGCACCATTTTTAGCTGTAGAACGCACGATGGGAAATATCCAGATATTTCCAGTTTTTTTAAAGTAGATGGAGATGAAATTGAATTTCCCAAAGATTTGATATCTGCTATAAATAATGCAACTATTATGGCAGATAATAATTCATTGATAGTTTCTGTTAACAAGAAAAAGTTAACAGTGGAAGGGAAAGGGGATAATGGGTGGTTTAAAAAGTCCCTTAAAATGAAATCCAAAGCCGGGGAATGTACTTTTAAAATTAACCCTTCAAATTTTATCCAAATTCTTAAAATGTTTCGTACTGCGATTATTGGAGATAAATCAATATTATTTGAAAAGGATAACTTCAAACACGTTGTAGCTATGGCAAAGGAAAACTGATGTCCGGCTTTTTTAGTAAAGACGAAATTGTTGGAATAAACAGGGGGGCATCCGGTAAAACTATTGGATGCGCCTCCTGCGGTCTATATCGGTCTTGTAAATCTCCGAAAATGAAACCTCACGGAGAAGGTAAAAAAGAAATATTAATCTGGGCTGAGGCTCCGGGAGAAAAAGAAGATAAACTTGGAAAACAATTAGTTGGTAAACCAGGTCTATATCTCCGCAGATTATTAAAAAGAAACAAGATTGATATAGATAGAGATTGTATAAAAATCAATAGCGTTAATTGTCACCCACCTGATAGTAGAAATCCAAAACCAAAAGAAATCCAAGCTTGTCGAAACCGGATTTTAAAAGTCATTAAAAAATACAAACCAAAGGCCATATTTTTATTGGGTAATATCGCTATTGATAGTTGTTTCGGCCATCGTGTTTCTGTGGGTACCGGGATTTATTCTTGGAGGGGTTGGCAAATACCTGACCAAGATCATAAATGTTGGATATTCCCAATGTACCACCCAGCTTATGTAAAAAAAGCCGCGCACGGGAATCAGGTTATTGAAACTATATTTGAGATGGATCTCAAAAATGCTATTGATCATTACCAAGATGATTTCCCGGAATGGAAAGACCCTGAAAGTTGTATTGAAATTTTAACATCTCCTAAACAAATACTGCCCAAATTGGAAGAAATAAATAGAGGGTTTATAAATCCTATTGCTTTTGATTATGAAACAACTGGTCTACGTCCTATTGCAAAAGGACACCATATTGTCACTTTAAGTATAGCAACTGATAGGGATAATGCTTTTGCCTTTCCTTTTGATGATATAAATGTTGAAAGGATTTGGGGCCGGATTCTTAAAAATCCAAATATTAAAAAAATAGCCCATCACATGAAATTTGAAGATATGTGGACTAGACATATTATGAATATAATCCCAGAAGGTTGGTTATGGGATACAATGTATGGATCTCATACATTAGATAATCGCCGTGGGTGTAATGATCTTGAATTTCAAAGTATTGTTAATTTTGGAATAATGGATTTTAAAGACGCAACCGGGGAATTTTTAAAAGGGACGGAAAAGCACGCTAATTCTTTTAATAGAATTTATGAAGCTAATATGAAAGATGTTCTAAAAAGAAATGCTCTGGATTCTTTATTGGAATATCGGTTGGCTGAAGTTCAATGGGAAAAACGTAAAAAATTGGGAATTGATATATGCAAATAACTCCTGTTGACATCAAAGGATATCAGCTGCTTCATGAAGGGGCATTGGCTCTTTCTCAGATCCAGTTGAATGGAATGAAAATTGATTTAGATCATTGCCATTTACAAGATCGAAGATTAACAAAAAAAATCAAAAAAGCTGAAATCAAATTAAGTGAGTATAAAGAAGTACAGAAATGGAAAGAGTTATATGGCAGTAAATTCAAATATAATTCCAATGAACAATTATCCGAACTTCTTTATGATCATTTAAAATTAAAAGCAAAAAAACAAACTGGCGGTGATCAAGGTTCCACTGATGAAGAAAGTTTACAAGCTCTTAATATGGAATGGCTTAATTTATTATTAGAAAGAAGAAAAATGGAAAAAATCCAAGGTACCTATCTTGGAGGAATACTCAGAGAACAGGTTGATGGTTTTCTTTACCCATTTTTTAATTTACATACTGTAGTCACTTTTCGTTCATCATCATCTAATATTAATTTCCAAAATATCCCGGTTAGAATCCCTTGGGTAAAAAGTATGGTAAGAAAAGCTTTTTTACCAAGAACAGATAAAAGAGTATTTGGGGAAAAAGATTATGGCGGCATAGAAGTAAAAGTTGCCGCTTGTTATCATCGTGATCCCACTATGATAGAGGATATTACCGACCCGGAAAGAGATATGCACCGAGATATGGCAATGGAATGCTATAAATTAGAAATGGATGAGTGGACAAAAGATGCAAGATATTGCGGTAAAAATAAGTTTGTCTTTCCTCAATTTTACGGTGATTATTATGTTAATTGCGCCCAAGCTCTTTGGGTAGGAATAGAACAGTTAAATCTTAAAACAGCAGATGGGGTTCCATTAAAAAAACATTTAGCAAAACACGGTATCCGATCCTATAAAAAATTTGAAAAGCATATACAAAAAGTTGAAAGAAAATTTTGGGAAGACCGCTATCCAGTTTATAATCAATGGAAAAATGATCATGTAGAATCCTATCAAGAAAATGGATATTTTGATAGTTTTACAGGTTTTAGATATCAGGGAGTAATGTCCCGGAATGAAGCTATCAATTATGCTGTACAGGGATCAGCTTTTCATTGTCTTCTTTGGTCTTTGATTCATATTCAAAAAATATCTATAGAAGAGAAATGGGAAACAAAGATCTTAGGACAGATTCATGATGCTATTGTTTTTGATTTTGAGCCCTCTGAAATAAATCATGTAATGAAAGTTACTGATAAAATAATGTGCCATGATATTCGTGAAGTATGGCCGTGGTTAATCGTACCACTTGACGCTGAAACAGAATTTTCTCCAGCTGGAAAAAGTTGGTATGAAAAAGATGAAGTTCATTTTCATCCTTGTAATTGCGGAAATGAATGGATGTACCATAATAAAAAGAAAAATATTTGGACTTGTCCTATTTGTTCAAATAATTTTATTCGATGAATGACAAGGAATGGGCCGGTGATATACCTGTCCGGTGGGTTGAAACAATAACCCACATTGATGGAATAGCTTAAAAATATAACGGCAATAATGAGGGCTGATAAACCGCAGGTTTCCTGTCGTCGTTAATTTATTTGTTATCTTTTTACTTTATTTTAATTATTTATTGAAAAAAGGTAGACAAAAATCAAAAATGATGATATTCTGTATTTAACAAAGGGCAATAAAGCCAAACGGAGGATACACCATGAAAAAGGCACAAGCGCAAATAGAAGCAGTGAGGATGATATGTAACTCTTTGGCTATGGATAACGGGAGATGTTTTAATATACACACCGGGCAGAAACAGTTATTTGCTGCCTTTGAGACTTTGGAGGCTGAAGGGATATGTAGCATCAAAGATGATTTGCACAGTGAAAGCGGTTTGTATGTTGTATCTCCTGTAACAGGTAAATACATATGAGAGGCGGTGCAAGAAAAGGGGCTGGCCGAAAGGTTGGCCCTACAACCGACCATGTACGAATAGGCGCAAGGATAAGCCGGATTAATAACAGGTGGATCAGGGCGCAAAAAGGTAAAGGAATTTCCCGCTTAATAAACATGGCCTTGGATGCCATGCGTGAACGGGAAAGATAACAACCTATAATAAGCTGTTGCGGATTGCTAGTATAAAACTTGGACGTTACCGAAATGTAGCGCCACAGCCAATAACTTAAATCCGCCACGGTTTTAGCAATCCGCTTTATTTTTTTGTTATGTTGCCATGTGGTGAAATTGGCAGACACCTCCCCATGAAAGGTGGGGAAGCTGATACAGTTCGATTCTGTATGATTTTTCTGGTGGCAGATGAGGGTTCAACTCCCTTCATGGCAACATTTTTATTTAGCAATATAACGTTTTTGTTGAGCTGCTGGGCCTTGAACGAGCCAATGCCGCCAGCTTTCTTCCAGTCTGCGTTAATGCGATGGTTATCTGACATGGAAAATTTAGATTTTATTGATGAAATTTCTCAGCCTGGATGTGAACGGTTTTTGAAAGGATTGCCCAGACAGTGCAAAAAGTGTGAAACGTGGGCGAGATACAAGAAGCCCAAGAAACACAATGGATGTTTTACTGTGGAATGTGAAAACTGCCATGAAAAATTTGAAGTCGTTATTGGCATGAAAGGTTGTCGAAGATAACGACCGGCATAACTGGTAGCCGGATAACAAGCAAAAGGAATTTGAGACTTTGAAAGACAAGACTTTGCGAGACTGCGGATTGCGAGGCTGGCTTAGATACACAGAGCTTGGAAATAAGGTTTTAGACCATATATGGGATAATTTAGACGGGAAATAGAGCGTTTAAGTTCACCTGACCCATGGGTGAACAAAGGAGATTTGAAATGATGGAAACACCGAATAAACAAACAACCAAAGAACCCACGCCCCATGGGGTCAGAGTGCAACGCCTGGTTAGCGGATTCCATCGGCTTCGTAAATCCGTAAACCAGGCAATGCCGAACTGGATGCAGTGGGGCATCAAGATTGAGATCAAACGGCAAAACCTTTGGTATATTTTGTCTTACTCCCCTGGCAGACGCATACGACACAGAAGGGGATGGAATTTAGGGACTATTGACGTTACTATTGTCGGCCCATTCATGGACCGCTAACGTTTAGCATAAACCGCTGGCCGATGGGCTGGCCGATTTTAATAACCAAAGATTATTCCAGTCGATTTAATGCGCTGGTTAGCAAACAGGAGGTACGCCGTGAAAAATATAAGAAAGCTTGGGGATGCTGCCCCAGACAAGCTAAGAATAATAGGTGGGAAGATAGTCATGGATCACGGCGGGATGCCTGATAAATACCTGTCGGAGTGGCAGGAAGCAGCAGAGATAGAGAATGGAACGCCAGTGTGCGTTGTGCCTCGTGAGCATTTGGAGAAATTAGAAAACAGGCTCCAGTTTTTACTTGGTATGACGTTTTGCTAACGACCATAATCAAAGGTGAGCGAATGGAATGTATAGACTGCATTTATGACGACACATGCACCTTGTCGCCTTATAACTGCCACCAAAACGCCAAGGTTAGCGAATCCACTGAATTTACTGGTTCTGTGCAAAAGCGTGAAAAATGCCACGAATGCGGAGTTTTTGTTAGCAAGAAAGAATTGGCAAAAGTACCACGTAACGGGGTGCCGTGGTGTGATGACTGCGTGAGCGCCTGTGAATATCCATGTTATTAAGCGCACCAACGTGTTGCCATAACAGGAGAGCAGATAATGAAAACAGAATGTGAAGATTGCGTAAAAATTCCCGGAAAATGTGATAACTGCCCAGACAAGCCAGAGGTAGCGAGTCCGGTTGATGCGGTTGTTAAAAGCCGTGTTATTGCAACCACTAAGCCGGTTGAGCCTTATTTGGTATGCCCTAATTGTGGGGAATACCCTTTGAGATTATCTGGCAAGAAAACATTGGCATTGCCAAGAAACTGTAAGGCAACCTGCGACTATTGCAATTATGAAGAGGGTTTTTAACACCAAGTTGAGACGCGGAAACCCAACTAAGGAGGAATGAAATGGCAGGAACAGAAATAGCAACTGGAGAATTGATAAGAGCAACCAAACCGGCGGGTTTGCCGTCGAACTCAAGCGACTTGTTAAGTAGCGAGAAGAAGTTGCGTGAATTGCTGTGGTTAAATCACGGTTGCTCAAAGAGTGGATTGTATGGTGATGATGGTGAAATGCAGTGTAACAATGGTGAGAACCACCAATGGATTGACTTTAAACGGGACAGTGCGGAAGAGATAGAAAGAAAACTACGTGCTACTTAACAGAGTATTATGCCGACCGTGTACGGTTAAAGGATAAAACATGATAATCACAACGAGCATCCCGGCCATAGTCTCTTTTTGCTGCAGGTGTGGGGCATGGCTTGGCGTAAAAGACGGGCTTGGCGTTTCTGGGTGGTCACATGGGTTTTGTGTTCCTTGTGCTGAGGATTATTTTAACATGGAATTTGGTGAAGGTGCCGATGATGAAATGTGGATTATGCTTAGGCAAAACAAAGGTCGTTGATTGCAGGATAAAAAATAAATGGAGGTTTTCCCGAATATGTTTTGCCGCTAAAAATTCCCAACCTGCCATATTTTACGGAATTACAAAAGAAGAGGCAAAAGAAAAATTCAGATCATGGTGCATTAATAAAAGAAATAAATTTAAAAGATATCATACTCATTATAAAAGATGTTCCCCGGATTGTGAAGGGTGTCGATTAGGGGAAAGTATAGAGCAGGGCAAATTTATCTTTGCCTCAAATATTAAATACAAAATAATTAAGGGGAGATAATATGTTACATCTTAATTACCGGCCTGAAAGCTTGTATGAAGTTTATGGTAATGAAAAATTAGTAAAAAGTTTAGCCAGTATAATTAAACGAGATAAAAACAAAATACCTCATAGTTTTCTATTTACCGGCCCAAAAGGTTGCGGGAAAACAACTATGGCTCGAATAATGGCCCATGAATTAGATTGTCAGGGATTCAATCAGAAAGAAATAAATTGCTCCAATCATCGAAAAATTGAAGATGCCCGTGCTATAATTGATAGTGCTAATTTATCCAGTTTGGGGGAAAGTAAAAATAAAGGCTGGATTCTTGATGAGTTCCACCTTTTCGGGGAGGGTGGAAATAGCCCGAAAAATAAACCACAAAATGCTCTTTTAAAATTATTGGAAGAACCGCCTGAACATGCTTTCTTTTTTCTTTGTTCAACCAACCCGGAAGATATCCTGGGTACTATTAAAAGCCGGTGTTCTATCTTTGAAGTCGAAGTATTAGAAAGACGTGATTTACTCCAACTTTTAAAAAAGGTTTGTAAAAAAGAAAGAAAAAGAGTTGGAAAAGATATTCTTAATCAAATTATTAAGGGCTCAGAAGGACATCCCAGGGATGCTTTAACAGCATTAGATCAGATTATTGATCTTGACCCTGAAGAACAAGAAGAAGCTCTTGACAAAATCATATTACAGGAATCTCAGGTGATTGATCTTTGTAATGGATTGATCAACGCAAAAGGATGGGATAAAATCAGAGATATTCTTTTTCGGTTTAAAGGACAAGACCCCGAAAAAGTCAGATATGCTGTTTTGAATTATTGTAATTCTGTTTTATTAAAAGAAGATCATCCCCTTGCTTTTGTAATAATGGATGCCTTTAAAGAGCCTTTCTATAATACTGGTTTCCCCGGTTTAACAATGGCTAGTTATGATGCGTGTAAAGCTGTTGAAGAAGATGATGAAGAAGAGATTCCTTTTTAATTTTTTACTTTCTTTTTTCTTTATTTTCTTTTATATTTATTTAATTATTTAACTTTATCAGGTAAGGAGAAAGACTATGGAAGAAAAAAATTTTGATATTGATGAATTCGATATTGATGAAGATTTAGATATTGACCCAAATCAACTTGATGTTGAATTATTGCGTCAACCTTCTCTTTTTGGGTTTTATGGGCAATTGGAAGCCCAGTTAAAAAAAGAACGAGATGAGGCTTGGGAAAATTCCAAAATAACCCGATCACGATTAATCCAAGAAGCTTGGGATGATCCTTCAAATATTCCCGGTGGTAAAGCAAATGCCCAAACTGTAGAAGCTTATTACAGAAACCATGAAGACCATATTGAAGCCAAAGAACAACTCAATCAAGCTGAATTCAATTTAAACCTCCTTTCCGTTGCCATCAGTAAAGTCCGGGAAAGGAGATATACTTTGATTGAAATGGTCAAATTAATGGGAATGGAATATTTTGCTGGGCCCGATCTCCCCCGAAACCTTGGGGAAGAATATCAGCAATATATTGAAAATAAATCAGAAAAAATCCGGGGTAAAGTAAAAGACCGGATGAAAGGACAAAAAAGAACTAGAAGAACACGCAAATGAATTTCAAAAGTTTAACGCCGGGAACACCGGAATGGATGAAATACTGGAAAGCCTATCCCGAAGAACAAAATAATATGATAGCTTTCCAAAAAACAAAAAACCCAAACAACAGGAGTAATGACATGGCAAGAAAAGCAGGCAAGAAATCCGCTAAAAAGCGTGATAAAAAAGCAATGGGAGCTATGCGCCAACGGGCGAAAGAGCAAACCCAGGAACGGGAACAGGGCGGTGGAAATTATATACAGCTCCCAAAAGGAGTAGAATTTTTCCAGCTTGATTTTCCGAAGAAAAAACACAAGACCAATATTTTGGTCAGTGCTATGCCTTATGAGGCCAAGGTTTATAATCATCCGGATAAGATCGAACCAGGTGGAATATACTATAAACGTACATATTACCGTCACGCTGAGATTGGCCCAGATGAGGCAAAAGTCATTTGCCCTGCCAAGACCTTTAACAAGCGGTGTCCCATTTGTGAAGATTTAGTTGAACTTCGTAAAGATAAAGACGTCAATGAAGACGTGATCAAAGCAATCAAGCCGAAACAACGGGAGCTTTATTTGTTCTTTGATCACCAAAGTGATGATAACCACCTCTTCCTTTTTGATATCAGTTTTCATTGTTTCGGTAAGGCTCTTGAATCTGAAATTGAAGAAATCGAAGACAATGAGCCTTGGTTTGCCGATCCCGAAGACAAGATTGCTCTTGATATCCGCATGACCGATGAATTTTATGGTACTGCTGACCGGATTGATTTTGAGAGCTTTAAAAAGAGCTTACCTGATTGGGCTGTTTTCCATGATATTGATTTGACTGATTGTCTTCATGTTCTTGAATATGAAGAACTGGAAAAGGTCTATTATGGAATGGATCCAGAAGTCGGGGAAGAAGAGGAAGAGGAAGAGGAACAGGAAGCCCCTAATATTGATGGGGAAGAACTTTCTGAAATGTCTCTCAAGGAAATGAAGAAACTCATCAAACAATATTCCCTTGATGTCTCTCTTCTGAAACTTGATGAAGAGGAAATGAGAGAAGAAATTGCCGAAATCCTTGAACTTGATCTTCCTGAAGAGGAAGAGGAAGAACCGGAAGAAGAGGAAGAACCGGAAGAAGAGGATGAGGAAGAAGAGGAAGAACCTCCAAAGAAATCTTCTAAAAAGAAAACTTCCCGCCGAACCTCCAAAAAGAAAAAAGATGAGGATAAGGATGAGGAAGAACCGGAAGAAGATGGGAAATGTCCTCACGGTCTTCGGTATGGACATGATTGTAATACTTCTAATAAATGTCGTAAATGCGATGTTTGGGAAGATTGCGATGACCTAAAAGAAAAACTCGAAGAAGAGGCTGAAGATTAAAAACCTTTAATTAACAAATGAGGTGCCCTTAGATGGTGGAAATAGGGATAAATGATTCCACCCTACGAAAAATAATACACAGCCTTATTTGTTAATTAATTTTTACAAAAGGAAGAGTTATGAAAGAAAAAAAACAACCTGAATTAATCAGGACCAATGAAGCATTAAAAATGCTCATGGATAAATATGGAATGGTTTTAACAAAACCAACCCTGATTGCCCATGCTACAAAAGCTGGTATATGTATACAACCGGGAGGCAAGCATAACCATTATTTTTTCAATAAAGAAGGATTGGAGAAGCTTTATGACCCGAAGAACCAGAAGACGATCAGCTGATGCTGTCGTGAAAAGTGTGGAAAGAAAAAGAAAACCCCGGACGGATACCAAACCTGTTACTGGTTTTTTAAAGACTGGTTCAACTATGTTGAATTTGGCTATGTCTGGAGATGTAAACGGGGGATGGCCATTGGGCAGAATCAATACTATGCCTGGTCAATCTGCAGCTGGCAAAACTATTCTTGTTCTTTCCGCTTTTGCTGAAGCCTGTCTTGATTCTAAATTTGATGATTATCTTCTAGTTTATGATGATGTTGAAAGAAGGTGTGATTTTGATTTAAAAAGACTTTTCCCACCTCTTTTAGACCGTCTTCAAACCCCTAGTGGATTATTGTATAAAGATCTGAAAGGGAATGAAGATGAATCTGGAATTTCCAATACTATTCAAGATTTAAAAAACAATATGCTCCAACTATCTAAAAAAGGCAAAAAATTTATTTGGGTATCAGATAGTTTGGACAGTTTCTCAACTGATGAAGAAATCGAAAAAGAAATGAAAAAAGCATTAGCAGCTGCAAAAAGTAAAGAAGCTGTTAAAAAAATTGCAGGAAGTTTCAACACTGAAAAGGCCAAAATATTAGGTCAAATTCTCCGTATGCTTAATGGATGTGTAGCTGATACCAATTCATTATTTATTCTTACTCAACAACTCCGACAAAGAATAAACCCTATGCCGGGACAATCTCACTATACTACCAGTGGGGGTGAGGCTCCTTATTTTTATTCACATGTACGACCTTTTCTCAAAAAGAAAGCCTCCATAAAAGAACAAGGTGTCAAAATAGGGGTAACTAGTAAAATAACTATGGATAAAAATTCAATTACCGGCAAACTCCGGGATATTGAATTCAATATATATGATGATCTAGGAATTGATGATAATGCTTCTATGGTCCAATTTTTAATTGATGTTGGACATTGGAAAGGCGGTTCTTGGATCAAAGCCCCGGAATTTGACATGAATGAAAATGGCAAAGACAAACTTGTAAGAGCTATTGAAGATGCCGGGAAAGAAAAGAAATTAAAAAGAATCGTCCAACGAGCTTGGTGGAATCGTGAGGAATCACTCAAATTGGGCCGTAAAGCCCGATATTAATATTTTATAAAGGAGACTACTATGAACGGTAAAAGAGCACGGCAAATCAGAAAAATGGTGTATCCTTCAGGCTTATCTATTCGAGATGCTCAATATTTTATAAGATCAGGAAAAGGAACCGGAAATACTGGTGAGATATTCCGGGATATTCGCAGAAGATATTATAAGGCTTTAAAGCATATTTCTTTTAATGTCCGATGTATAGATGATAAAAGATGGTTAATGAGGTCTGCTTCTGCTTATAATGCTATTCAGCAAAGAATAGCAAAATTAAAAAGGAAAAAAATATCTACTAAAAAGAATAAAGCGGAACTTGAAAAATTACAATCCGTGAAATTCCCTTTTCCGATCAATTAAATTTTTATGAGTATTGATTTATGCGACCTTTAATATTTTTTATATTTTTGATAACCGCTCTTTTAATATCCTTTTTATTCTTAGGATATTCTATGGGAGAAAACAAAGCCCTTATATATTATAAGACAAATTATTATTTAATAAAAAAAGAGAAAATTAAATGATTCTTTGTCTTGATATAGCTTTTTCAAATATTGGATGGGTTGTATTCCGTAATCATAAACCTGTTCGAGATGGTTGTATTTCAACCAAAAAAGATTCAAGTATAAAATTATCAAATGATAATGCCAACCGATCTGCGTATATTGCACTAGAAATCGAAAAAATTTGTAAAAGATATAGAATACAAGCAGGAATGGGAGAAATACCGCACGGTGGTAGCCAATCATCTACAGCAGCACGAGCTATGGGTTTGGCTACTGCCAGCGCAAGTGCAACATTCGCTTTGTTAAAAATCCCTATTGAATGGTATGATCCACGTGATGTTAAAATAGCATTTTGTAATAAACCCAATGCTACGAAAGAAGAAATGATGGAAAGAGCCGTTGAATTATATAACGGAAAAATGTCAAAAACAGGCAAAGGGTTTTCTTATCAAATTACAAAAAAAGTCTGGAACAAAGGAAGGTTTGAGCATATAGCCGATGCCTGCGGGGTTTATGCAGCCGGAAGACATAATAAACTTGTCAAACAATTTGTTGAAAGAACCAGGAGAAGGACAAAATGATATTGTCAGCAAGATTAATTAATATTCAAAGATGGAAAGATATTACTTTAAATTTCCATCCGGGAATTAATCTTATCATTGGAGATACTGATTCAGGTAAATCTGCTATTTACCGGGGATTGTTTTGGCTCATGACTAATAAATCTCCCGGTATAGAAACTTTAATGAATTGGGACGCTGATGAAATGTCCTCTTCTATTACTACCTCAGATAATGATGTTATAACAAGACTACGCACAAAAAGCAAAAATGAATACCACTTAAATGATGAAGAAATTTTTGCCGGTTTCGGGGTAAAAGTCCCAGAGCCTATCCAACACGCTCTTAATGTAACTGATATTTGTTTTCAGGAACAGAAAGACCAATTCTACCTTCTCAATTCTAATGCTTCCGAAGTAGCCAAAATATTAAATAAAGCTGCTGATTTACAAGTTATTGATACCGCTCTTTCAAATTCCGAAAAAGAAAATAGAAGAGTTGCTGCCCAATTAAAAGCAATAGGAATCGAAGTTGAAGAACTAGAAGATGAATTAAAAGCCTATACATATCTTGAAGAAATGGAAGGTGATCTTGAAGATTTAGAAGGTTGGGAAAAACAACTCAATAATATTAATCGAAATATATCCAAATTAAATAAATTAAAAGATTCCCACGCAGAATTAGAGAAAGAACGGGAATCACTCGAAATATTCCGGGATGCTGAAGAAGATATTACTTCATTATTAGAAGATTCCCAAAAATTAACTGATACAAAATCTATAATATTACAAATAACTAATTTAAGAAACCACTACCAATCCTTAATAAAAGAACAAGAAGGATTAGTTGTATTTATAAATGCCGGAAAAGAACTTGATAAATTATTAAAATTTTCTGAATCTTTAGAAAGTATTAGAAAAGATTACAGAAATTTGAATTCATTAAAAGAAAATTTCTTGAAATTAAAGGAAGAGAAAGAAGAAGTTGAAAAAGAACTTTCTGAAAGTCTAAAAAAATTAAAAACTAAACTACCTAAAAAATGTGAAAATTGCTGGGTATTGGAGGAAGAATGATGAAAAATGTATCAGCTATTATAACGGCTGATCTCCATGCTTATGATAGTACCCCAGTTTGTAGATTGGATGAAGATTATATCCAAACTCAAATAATTAAGTGGAGATTTATTGAAAGGCTCCGAAAAAAACATAAATGTCCCATCCTTCATGCCGGGGATTTAACCGAAAATTGGAAATGTTCCCCATTTTTATTGGGAATAATGCTTAAATTCCTGCCCAATGATATTATTACAATTCCCGGTAATCACGATCTGCCAGCTCATAAAATAGATCGAATAGAAGAATCTGGATTATATGTTTTATGGAAAGCTGGAAAAATCCAAGTATTGAAAGAAGAAGAAACTATAATAGAACCCTCTGATTTTGGTGGTAGGGGGGATTCTTTCGTTTTATATACCTACCCATGGCGACATCCTTTAAAACCTCTTAAAAATAAAAACAAACACCTTCCCGCAGTTGCTATGGTCCATACTGAAGTCTATCAGGGCAGAAGACCCTACCCCGGAGCTGATCCAAATGGCGCATCCATAAAATTACTTCGAGATTTCCCTGATTATGATTTAATCATATCGGGACATAATCACCAATCTTTTGAATCTGCTTATAAGGGCAATCGGTTAGTCAATCCCGGTAGCATAATGAGAATGTCTGCTGGACAGGAAACTTTTAAATCAAGAGTATTTTTATGGGATGCCGGCACTAATACTTTAGAATCAATTAATATTCCTATTGATCCTAATGTAATAAGCCGGGAACATATAGATATTGTAAAAGACCGAGATGAAAGAATGGATGCTTTTATATCTCGTTTAAATACCATTAAAAGCATATCTTTGCATTATGAAACTAATTTGGAAAAATTCTTTGCTGAAAATAAAGTAAGGCAACCTGTCCAAGATTTAGTTTGGGAATTTACCGAAAAGGAAAACCGATGAAAGACGTGGAGAATTGGGGAGATAATATATTACCCTATAAGGAGACAAATAAAAAAGGAGAAAAGAAAAATGGATGCTGTCCAAGAAATAAAAAATTTACAAAAAACCGTAAAGAAAAAACAAACCCGATTAAGTGAAATTGATGGGGAATTAAAAGCAACTGAACGGCAAATGAAACAAGATTTTAAAACTTCCCCGGATAAAATTGATTTTTCTTTATCTGATTTGGAAAAAAAGGGTAAACAAATCAAAAAGGGTTTGGAAAAGGGCTTGGATGCTTTTAAGATAAAATATGAAATCGGGAATGAAGATGAATCTGAAGAAGATTAGAACTGAATTAGAACAAAAAAAGGGCCGGAGAGACCAGAAAAAAGAAGACCTGGAAAAGAAAAATAAAGCCCTTATTAATACCCGCCGAAGACAACGATATGTAGAACAAGCACGAGCTATTCTACAGGAAGTTGCGAAAGCTACCCAAGCTGAGTTAGAATATCACGTCACAGAGCCGCCCAATTTGGCTCTGTCCGCAGTTTTCGGAGAAGAAGCCTATAAACTTGCTATGGAGTTTAATATCAGTGCTGGGAGGACAGAAATACCACTTTATTTTGAAAGAGATGGGAGATTGGCTGATCCAATGGGTGGTGCAGGATATGGACAAGTTGATGTCGCTTCCTATGCTTTAAAAATATCTCTAAGAGATATACAGAACCCTGCCCCCAGAAATGTAATAATAATGGATGAGCCCTTTAAAAATCCTGATAAAAAAGCTCGACCGAAAATTGGAGCTATGATGAGAGAAATAAGCCATAAGCGGGGTCTGCAGCATATTATTATTAGCCACGACCCCGCTTTAATTGAATCTGCTGATCGAATCTTTCATATTAAAAAGAAAGGAAAGACCAGTGTTATTGAAGTTGAAGATAGATAATTAAAATTTAACCCTTACCCCTAGACTATAATTGTTAGATATAGCACCAACCTGAACAATTATTAATCCTTTCTGGTAATAATCTAAATACTTGTCTGGCAATGTTCTGTGTAAAATTGTGTTTGTCAATAGACAACCGGCAAAATAATAATTAATATGTTCTTTGCTTGGATATTTACCAAGTATGATGTTTTTCTCTTCAATATTATTATCCGGGAATTGCCTTGTCTGTGACCAATCGGCAACCAGCAAAGAGTTTGTGGCAATCTCCATCTTTGTGCAACTGCAACAGATAATTGCGATTATGATTAAGGTATATTTCATTTGCTTTCTAATTTTATCAATCTTTCTTGTAATTCTTTGATAGCGTTTACCAGGACGGGTATTAATTTAGTTTCCTGCATCCCGAATAGTTCCGTATTGCTTGTATCAACTATGCAATCATTATCAATACATAAACTCTTTTCAACATCGCTAACCTCTTGAGCTAAAAAACCAAGTTGTATTTTATCCTTTTTCTTTGAACCATCAGATACCCCATTTTCATAACTACTTCGATCATCCCATACAAAATTCACAGGTCGCAATTGAGAGATATAGTCAAGCCCGTGGTTGAAGTCTGTCACATCTGCCTTATCTCTTGCATCTGAGGTGACTGTCCAAGCAACTTTTATATAAGCATTTGTTACACTAGTATCACCAAGACAGATTCTGTTGCTTTCGGTGGTTAGTTGTCCGGATGGAGAAGAGCTAGACCCAGCCGAATTACCAATAATGGTATTATTACTCCCTGTAGTAAGAGACAACCCAGCTTGACCAATTATTGTATTATTCCCTCCGGAGGTTACAGCTCCACCAGCTCCAGCTCCAACGGCTGTATTCCCTGTTGCGTCTGCGCTATCAAGAGCCAATGCGCCAACAGCAGTATTATACCCGCCAGTTGTGTTTACTCCCAGAGCATTAGCTCCAATAGCTGTATTTCTGCTGCCAGTAGTAAGTTCTGCCGCAGCCCCACCTACCGCTGTGTTATAGTCTGCCGTGGTGACACTTCTTAATGAATTATACCCTATTGCAGTTGTGTGTGATCCAGTAGTGAGAGCCTCAGCAGATTGATATCCAACTGCTGTAGGATAATTAGCGTTATTAACATTCCTTAATGAGTATTTTCCAATAGCGGTAGCATAATACTGAGTTGTCCCTGTGTTTGAAAATGCAGCATATCCAACTACCGTATTATCTGTTCCGGTAGTGAAAGAGTTGAATACGTTATATCCTGCGCCAACATTAGTGTTGTTCTGAGTATTTGAGTATCCGGTTACATTTATATAGTTAACAATCCGCGCCGTGGTAGTCGTAAGCATTTGAACATCAAATGTATCTCCTGCTGCTACAGTAATATTAGCACCGCCTTGGGTTATTATTAAATCAGTAGCGTGGTGAGTAAGAGTAAAAGCCCCAATTGCTCTACAGTGATAAACTACTCCAGCAATTCCAGTAAATCCGGTTATTGTAGCAGTTCCACTAATTTCATGAAAAAGAGATAATCCCAAAGCAGTAGAAGTAGCTGATGCTGTTGTTTCAATAGTTTGTCTCAAATCTACCAAAATCCATTCACCGGTTTCGTCTTCGGGATTTTCATTGGTAGAATCTTGGGTTGCCATATATCGTAAAAAATTTGTAGGTCCAAGACAATAAGTCCCAGTTTTATATTCTGTATTAGGAGACCAAATCAAAACTGATCTTTCTTCCAACTCCTTCATTAAATATGTCAATCTTCCTAAAACCTCATTGTGAATAGCACTATCCACAACTTGAGAATATGGCCAGGCTGATGTTATATCCCCCGCTGAAATTGAAGATTTTCTATATGTTGTTGAAGCAACAGGGGAGGCCGGAACATCAGCAGCTCCATCAGCCCAAACTGCAGGTATATTTTGATCTCTTTGCGCCATTTTTTAAACCCTCCTTAAATTATGAAATAGGGATAGCTACAGCTGCTACCCCAACATCTGCACCGGCTCCCGCCACATCAGGTGTGAATGAAGTTTCCGGCATTATTAATACAGAATCAATAGACATTGTCGCTGGATATGGTAAATAATATTGATTTTCTACATAATTATTTTGAAATGTTTTAGTTAAATAATTTAAAATCCAAGTAGGAATTGAACTTGGTACTGCCAATTGAACTACCATCGGCCCTGTTCTATATATACTTAATTCAATTCCAAAAGTGATTCTGGCTACTTCTTGTATTTCCGGGATTGATCCATATTGGGTAAAATTTCTATGTACCCTACCTTCAATTAATTGTCTATACCAAGTATCATCAGCTTCAATAGATTCAGTTAAAGGGGCATTGGTAACCCAAACCGGAGCTTGGTCAGCTCCCTGTCCGATAGTATCAGCAGCAAACCAAGCTAATTCAGAATAATCAAATATAGTTCTGTCTTGTCCAACTATTCTTCCAATAGCTTCCAAATTAACTCCAGTTGCATCTGCCGGCCCTCTATTCTGTATAAGATCAAAAGCAGCATCTTGAAAAGCTTGTATTTCAGTAATAAAAGCTTCAAGAATATACTGAAATACAGGACTATTCCTAAATTGCAATAATGTTCTTGCAATAGCTCTTGTCAAACTGTCTTTTTGTTCCGGGGTAATAGATGTAAAAGCCATATTTATATTTCCGTAATATTTATATTGGCGGTATCAAAAGATGCTATTTCATTCCAAGCAATCGAAACAGAAGATGCAGAACCGGGATCACTTGTCCCTACTAAAACACTATTGATTCTAATTCCTTTTTGTTTATTAATTGGGGTATATAATTCAGAAGCATAAACATCTTCTCCAGGAATATATCCATCACGATCATATCCAGATGTTATTCCAATAGCTGAGGCACCTGATGTTACATAGGTAAGAATATCAGCTTTCATGATATCTTGTCCATCTGTTGGCCATAAATCAGTGTCAATTACTTCAATTTCAATTTCAACATATATATCAATTCCAGCTGGTCTAGAAAATAAAATGGGATATACTATTCCTTGGGTATCAGTTTGTTCTGTTGCGGTTGTCCCAAATGTTCCGGCACCAGCAGGAAGTCTTTGAAATATAGTTTCTGAAATTTCATCATCATCACCGCCCTGTATAACAACCGCAACAGTTTTACCGGGAATACTTCGAGCATCAGTCACTAAAGTTAAATTCTGATAAACTTTAGTATATTCAACCCCATCTAATGCGGATAAAGCCCCATAAAGAGCATCTACAAAAGAAGATCCAGTTGCTGAAGTACTATTTTGTTGTCTTGCTCTTAATTCAGTATCTGTTTCTTCAGCAGTACCGGGAATAGCATCTGATGCGTTTGTTACTGAATCCCAACCAGATATTGGTGTTACTATTTTTACAACTTCCCCTGCCGCCGCTTCCAAAACTCCCTTTTCTGTAGCAGTACCAATTACAGAAGCAGAACCGCCCCCATCAAACGTCCATGCCGGGAGAGTAAAAACAACAGAATCATCTAATGTTGAAACTTTTTTACCTGCTGTTATATTTAAACCAGCATCACCAGACATTGTTAAAGTAACCGTTGTTTCTGTACCAGCTTTTCTAGTTAAAGCATTCAATTGAACCAGCCCTGATAAACCGGCCCCGGTTGCTTTTAAAGGATCATATTGATTATAGGAAAGTTGTAAAACTTCCCAAGCATCTGATAATCCATCACCAAAAGCATTAATAATTTGTACTAGAGGATCATTTTCATCAGTTAAATCAGGGGTTAAACTTTCACCTGATTGGGGATCTGTTATTGTGGATAATTCACTGATTAAATCAGATAAAATATCATCAAGCCTTTTTAAAACAAACCCTTCATCTGTTACTCCATAGGACATAATAATCTCCCCCCTTATATTATAAGAGATTCAGTTAATTGGATCATTTCTGGTGAATCATCCCCTAATACTTCAACTAATGTATCTAATTCATAATTTCTATTAGTTGAAGTTGGGGGATATAATTTTAAAGATAAAATACTAAATACGTCAGGAACATCTAATATGGCCCTGCGTAATAAAGCTTCCACAATTTGTTTATTTTTACTTCCTAAAATGTAATCATACCAAGGAATTCCAGCAGGAACATTTCTAAAATATTCTTGCCAATGGTGTTGAAGAGTCACTAAAATACGCTGCCGAACTTCTTCAGCCCCGTAAACAGTTAATAATTTTCCATCTGTCCCAATTACAAGATCAAAATGAGATAAATCAATGCCCCATGTAAAAGCCATTATTGCGGCCCTCCTGTATCTTGTTGTGAATCTCCATTTGAATCACTTCCTTGTGGATGGGTATGACTTTCAAGAGATATACCATCACTAGAAATATCTCCCCCGGTATTTGTAAGACCACCGGAGAAAGTAGCAATTCCAGCTCCATATGTCCCAAGAGAAGATAAACCCCCGGTTATAGTCAATCCAGTTACTGTTAAATTACCACCAATTGTTACATTCGCAGAACATTCAACAAGAGGGGTTGTCATAGTCACTTTAGTACTTGCCGTGACTGTCATAGAATCACAAGTCCCAATTATGGTTCCGTCTGAATTAACAACAAAAGAAGTTGATGCCACTTTAGTTTCTACTTTACTATCTGTTACAGTAAGTCGGGATGTTCTTGCTTTATTCCTCAATTCAATAGCATCTGATTGCCAACTTCCCAAAACATCAGGAATAGCAGCAGGGGCCATTATAGCAAAGGCATCTGTTAAATCATGGTGCCTGCCAGAAACCCCCTCAACTTCCGGGGTTTGTATCCCTCCTTTATCATGCCAATTATCAATAGCCCTTTGTGAAAAAACTAAAAGACAAGAATCACCTTTTTTTACCGGAAGAGTAAGAGCAAAACCAGCAGTAGCCGCATAAGGAAAAACTAAAGGCACCTGAATAATTTTTGGAAGATCAATAAATTGGGTATCTTCTCCTTCAATACTCACTCTCATTCTTATAGCCGGTGATACTTCAGCTGTTTGATTAGAAGTATCAAATGATTCTATAATACCAGGAATACAAGTGTTTAATCGAGACATAGCACGATCAATTGTTTCTTTTAATGCAGAATCTTTATCTTTTTGTATTCGATTATCCATTAAATTACCTGAATCCAACTTTCAATACTTGACCGCCAATCATTTCCGAAAGTATCACCTGAATGACTTAAAGTATGAACTTTATATTCTCCATTTAACTTTGGATTAACTTCACTTTCTAATTGAATTAATTTCCCCGGCTCAATATCAGGATTAAGAATTGATTGGATAGTTGTCCCTGCTTGTTTCTGCATAGGTGAGGCTAACATAGGCTCTGCCTTTAATAGAGAACCGTTTTTACTACTAATTAATACCCTACCCCCCTGAAGTGCTTTATTATCGCTTAGAGCGTTAAAATAGCCGTTATTTATCCACCAGCTAAATCCGAACATTCGAGCCAATCTATCTAAACCCTCACTTGTATGTCCTGCAAAAGACCATCCCTGGGCCCGGACAGTAGTTCCTTTGATATTGATTAATTTTGGATCAATTTTAATTCCCGGAATTTGAGATGCAAAATCTTTTACGATAGTACTGATCTGAGTTTGATTATTATAAGTGATACTATAAACTGATCTTGATATCCCACCAAAACCAGCTAAACTTATTAAATTAGTTACAATATCCCCGCCCTGTCTTTCATGTACTGCCGCTAATAAAGAACCTACAAAAACTTGTGTCAATCCTCTATTCTCCCAACCGATATTTAAAACAATCTGTGCTTCTGATTTTCTCAAAGCAGCTCTTAACCCCGCTGAAAGATTATAAACAGAAATAACTGTTGGAGTTGCCGTTGAAATAAGATGTTTATGAATCGAAAACTTAACCCGTAAATGATCTTGAGTTCCATCACTATAAATACGCAATGCCTGATCTTGGTTTCCACCCCCCCTCCATTCCGATAAAGGGCCGATCAATAGTTCAACTTGTCTTAAAAACGGTTGATCACTCATGTTAAAATATTTATTTCCTCACCGGGAGCATACCAAATTAATTTAGTATCTACCCCTAATCTATCTGGATCTTGATAATCATCAGTTTCTTTTTCCACCAATACTAATGATCCATATAATTCTTTTTGTTCTGCATATGGAATTAAAACATCAATATTGGGAATAAGCATTAACCCCATTAATATAGGGTTATCTTCAGCATCAATTAAATCTAAAGTCCAGCAATTAGCTGAATAATTATATCTAGTGACAAAAGTGACAATGGCATCCTCTAAATCAACAGAAGTTGTTCCTTGTCCTCTGGGCTCTAATTCAATTATTTTCATCCTGTAAATAACTCCCATAATCTAGCAGCACCAGATACATCTTTTGGTTGCTGTAATCCTTGATTAGTAGCTGATTCCGAACTCAAAAAAGTATCTGGACCACCTGTAGTATCTGCTGGTCTCAGTTTTTCCTCTGGATAATCTATTGTTTCCAAACTTACTAATTTAATTTGTTGGAATGTTGCCCGGAAAACTAATTTACCCCAAACCGGAGCAGAATTGTCTGCTTGAAGATTAATTAAAACCATATCTTGAATTTTTTTATGTTCTGTAATTAACTCCAAAGGTCTTCGATTTTTCCACATATCTTCAAGCAGTATAAGAGCATACTCAGCAACGCCATCTTGGAAGTTGGAAACCTCAAAAGATAAATTAATTTTGATGGGCTGAACAATTACATGATCCGTTAAAATAGCCCCGCTCTCAACGGCATGTTGCGTAGGACTAGATGTATATGAATAGGTTTCTTGTAATCGGGCAGAAACAGGTACCCCAGCTATAAGAGGGGCCGGTGGTTGATAAGGAACTGTTTGGGAATAAACTTGATTTCTTTTAGCCTCAAAAATAGCTGCTTGTCGTAATGCATTCAATCTGATTGCGGAGCGTGCCAAAATAGTAACAATATTACCACCAACCAAAGAATTAGCAACAACTCTTAATCTGTCTGAAATAGCCATATTAATCCACCACAGGGGCTAAACCGCCCGGAAAAATTTTATGCATAGTCATTTCCATTTTTTCAGATGCTGCATCCGCTATTTCTTGCGCATTAGAACCAGTTATATGAAAATCATTTTTTACTTCTGTTTTCTGGTGTATTGTTTTCTGAGAACCTCTATTTATACCAGCTTTAACTTTCGGAGCATTTATTTGAGCTGATGCATTTAGATTAAAATTTTGGGCATCTTTTACGAAACCTTTTAAAAATGAATCAGAAGATTCCCTCATATTTTTCATATTATCTTGAATCTGATCTGATATAGACTTGGTTCCATATCCCATTTTTCCAAGGCCAGAGTTAATTTTATCTAAAAGCCAAACTAATCCCCCGCCAATCATTTTTAATCCTTCCCATAATAAATCAAAAGAATTTTTTACAGCATCAACAGCTATTAAAACCGATCCTTTTAATACTTCTGCTAAATCCCCTAAAAAACCAGATAAAGCCGGAAAACGATTAGAAAACTTTTCATATAACTTTTCAGTCCATTCAATTAGACTTCCAAAAACAGATTCACCGCCTTGTAAATAAACAATAAAATCTTCAAAAGCCAAAGCAACTGCCGTTATAGCCGCTCCAATTATTATAAATTTAGCGGCGGCAATTCCAATTACAATTGCTAAACTAGAAAGAATAGCAAATACAACCGAACTAATAACCTGCATATCAGTAAATCCTTCAATAAATTTACCAACTCCAGGTAGGAAATTATCAAAAGCTTCTTTTATGGATTTTATCCAATATCCAAATCTTTTAAATCCAGATACAATACCTTCAATGAAATTCCGAAGACCCATTTGAATAAATTCCCGGTTCATTTTAAGCCACTGGGTCATATCTTTTACAATAGATTTTAAAGCAGGTCCAGCCGCACTGGTCGCTTCTTGTGATATATATGTAATAACCCGCCTGATCATTTTCATTTGAGTTATGAATTCTCTTGCGTTTCGTATGTTTTCTTTATTGACAATAGTTGGGATGTCAGCAGCTTGTTGCTGTAATCCTTCAATTGCTTCCCGACCTTCCTGGAGTAATAAAATGGTATCGTCACTCAGACCAATTTTACTACCCCATTGTAATTGCTCTATACTAGACATACCTTTCATTTTATCAGCTACATCTAGTAAAATCTCATCTGCTTTTTTAATTTCTCCATTACTCTTTCGGACATTAACGCCCATCATAAAGAGAGTATGATTGAATTCTCCGGGAACAGGACTTGACATTGATTTAGTCAATCCCATTAAATCTGATTTTAAATTGTCTGCTTCTCCCCCAACTTGTTCTACTGCATGCATTAGCCCCTGAACATTATCGGTACTAATACCAGTTAATTGATGAAACTTGTCCAATTCAGCGGTACTTTCAGCTGTTCTTTCTGTAAAATAAGCAATTGAACCGGCAGTGGCTATTAAAGCGGCCCCGGCCCAACCTGCAAATCTTGTTACAGAATCTAAACCAGCATTAAAAGTTTGGAGAGTTTTTCCAACCCCTCCATCAACTTCAATACCCAATATCGTGACAAGTTCATCAATAACCGAAGGCATTACAATAACCCCTCAATATCTTTAACGTCAATATTCATTTTTACTGCCATGGCCAAGGTGACTTTGGCTATAGCATCCACTTTTTTAGTCAGAGTATTAGAACACCGGGAACGTCTGCTTTCACAAATAGTGTGGAATTCTTCTTTGGAAAGATGATCTCTAGATGTTTTATATTTGGCAAAAAGAACATCTACCAAATTATATAAAATTTTAACCCCAACTACTCCAACCAATAAAACAATAGCTTGGTTAATATCTACTGTTAAAACCCCAGTTGGCATTTCAAGACCCCTCCTTATTAAGTTCATAGGATTTCTTTTCAATCCAATCTTTCAAATTAAGACTTCGATGCATTTGAAGTAAATCCTTTATTGTTATACTACCATCACCCAGTTCATTCCAAGAACACATACCAGCCCAGACAGGCCGACCAAGCCACCAATCTACTGTCCATCCTTCTGGGAGCTTGATGTTGTTTCGGTCTTCATCTGGTTCCCAAATCCTTCCTTGCTCTTGTTCAGTTTCTTCTCCAGATCTTTCAGGGTGGAGAGTCCCTGAATGGGTAAAAAATCCTTCACGCTCTCCCACAAGCACCAAAGACATACCTGGTATAAATCTTGACGATATTGTCCAAAGTGTCGTTCAAAATTTAAATCATCAGTCAACAAAACTCCGTCAAATGTTAATTGAGACATCTTAACTGCAGATATCATCAAATTTTGAACTGTATCAGCATCCATTATAGATACAGCTTGAGAAAAAGCATCCCATCCACCTTTTTTAACATCTTTTCCCAAAGACCCTATCACCGGCCCCAATAATACCATTACCTTTGTACATAAAGGCATAGCCTTGAGAACCGGTGGCGTCAAAATAATATAGAGTCTGTCTTCAAAAGTTTTTTCTCGCTTTTCCATAGTTTTCTTTCTCCTTTACTTTTATTCTTTAAATAACCCCTAGTATTAAAAAATTTTAAATCCTTCTTAAATTTAAAAACAAGTGGCTAAAAGAAGGGTTTATTAAATCAATCCTCCAAGAAGACCACCGGCAACAGCTTCCACTCCACTGGAATCCAATTTGATCTGAGAACATTCAAAAGGAAAACTCCTGCCTTTCATTGTCGGACCACCTGTCTGAAATTCAGGAAGCTCTCCAAAAGCACATCCACCCGCTTGGATAATCTCTTCCACTCCAGATATCAACACAATGCTGAATAAGCGGGGAGTAAGTTGCTGAGCATCCCGGATTGAATAAAGAATACCAAGGGCCGGAGAAGTCGGAAGCAGATTAACAGTAATGATACCGCCTTGGGGAACACTGATATTCATAGAGGGGCCATCACCTCCCTGCGTCCTTTCAGCGACATTACCATCAACTTTTACCGCCAACCAATCTCCATCGGCAAATCCGGTGATTGGCGTACCATCCACAACCAACGTGTGTCTGTTCTGGGCATATAAATTAATTCGAGCCATTGTACTACCTCCTTAATATTTCAAAATTAACTGACAACTTCAACATTAATAGAAACAGAATGAATGGCCCCTGCTTCTTGAACTTCCATAGCAATCGGGGGGCCACTTCTTGCTGCTCTGTCCGCAACTGAAGACTGAGCAATTGGGGTTGGGGTAATTACTACTGCCGGCACCAATACTGTTCCTGATTTCCGAGTTGAATCTGTGGTTTCACGATCCGCAAAAGTACCGTTATAAGTGTACTGATTCCCAACATCCCGACAAGCATCAACCAAAAGAGCCTGGCCCTGTGTAGTGTAGGGGATTTTCTTATTGCGCAAGAAAACATTGAAAACGGCCACGGATAAATCTTCAACGAAATTATCCAGATTGATCACAGTGTCCATATACCAGCTGGAACTGCTTGTATCCCCATCACGATAGGTACGGGCATCATTTCCAATAGCCGTATAGGTATTGTATCCTTTTTCCTGGAGAGTTGACCATTCAGTTTCAGTCACATCTACTGTTTCAATTCCGGGCAGTTCTTTGAATTTTGCCGTAACAGTAGAATCTTGGAGCCGATAATCTACGTGAAGCATATAAGCCAAAATAGAAACATCAGGATATCTCTGGGCATTATCATGATAAACGCAAGTCACTCTCCGGTTTCCGGTAGCTGATACCACAGAACCAATATCAGCTGAGTAAGAAGGATCAACGGCAGTCACATCATTGGTAGTGAGAACCATAAAACCTGTCCGGGAAAGTACCCAAGCTGCAGCTGTAGTTTGGATAGAAACATCACGAAGATCAGCGGAAAGAGCCCAACCATAAATATATTTACCGGCCTGATTTGCCGCATTAAATACGTTGGTCAATTCAGAACCAATATCAGTTGGGGTATATCCGTTCATTACAGAACCACCCTGAGCACTGGTCAAGTTGAGCAAATCTCCAACATAAGTACCAGAAACCCCGGCTGATGGATAAGTCACTACTACATTATCACCGGTAGCGACAGTGGTAAATACAACGTGCTTATTACCGCCCGGAAGAGTTTTTACACTAACTGAAATACCAGAATCTGTAGCGGCATTCAGTATAGAAGCTATAGAAGCCTCATCAGTTACCGCAGTAAAATCAAGACCTGTCATTGAAATAGTCGTAGGGCCAGCAGAACCTTCTGTGTCTGGATTATATGTAATATCCATTGACCCATCAGATATAGAAGTCAGTGCCGTAATTTCAGCGGCAGTAAAAACCGCAGAAGCCAGCAAAGCTGGTTGGGCTGTCAGGTAAACTTCTCCAATTGCCAGAGTATCAGCCTTGGGGGTTTGATTAAAGAAAGCAGAAGCAGCAAAATGAGCTTCCGTTCCTGCCGCAAAATCCGCTTCCACCGCTTCAATAGTCGAGTAAAAACGAACCCTGTTTTCATTTGGGAAAAATCCCAAATCTTCAAGTACCACTGCCGGGAGGCTGAGGTCTGTTCTTGTTTCTGCCTGGGCTCTGGATAAAGAAATTGAAACATCTAGACTTCTTGGCAAACTTGTGTCAGCTGTTACATAAGGCATCTTTTGTTCCTCCTACTATTCGTTATTAATAACAACATCATCTAAATCTGTTTCTGTATCATCAATCCCAACATGAGTAACCTCAACTGTTTGGGAATTAATATCAAAAAGATCATTATCATTAAGAGGTACAGGATCTGTTACATTTGCGTAAACAGAAAACTGAACCCGCCATCTTGGTTCTGTATCTTGTCGAAAGACTTCTCCAATATTGGTTAATCTAACTGATCCCGATAATCCGCAGACTTCCCACAAATCATAAAATCGTGCCTGTAAGGCCAAACTATTTTTAAATCTAGTTGCGGCATCGGACGCTGTATCATTATCCCCACTCCGAAAAAATTCAACTTCAATATCCAATAAAGATGTCCCCCAAGTTACTTGTTCAAATATTTCTCCAGTAATAGCGGGGGTATCTTTTTCTACATCTTCTGTTATTTGATTTTCAATTGAATCGCTTTGCGTAATATTAACCAAACTATATGTAGATTTAGGGGCCGTATTAATCCCGGACTTTCTCCACCAATTTCTTCCAGTAGATAATAAAATCACAGCACCAATTTTATTGTAAAGTTCATCTATGCTTGTTCTTATCGGCATTTTATCTTCCTTGATCTACATATCTACCAGCCAAATAAACATAAGCCCCAGCCTGTTCACTCCAATCAGCTTTTTGCTTAATAGAATATAATAACCCGGAATAAGTAATAATTGTGTTTTTTCGATCTGTCAAATTAGTAAATTCATCAAGGATATATAAAATTTCTTTTGTATATATTCCGATATCCCCATCCGATACGGCCCCACCAAAAATACGAATAAGCTGTTGATTTCCAGAAGCATCAACAGCTGCTTTTATACTGACCCTTGATCCATATAATTGTTTTTTATCAATTCCGTTTTCAGTAATATAAGAATAATCAGCTACAGTAAGAGTTTGTTCAAATAAACCCAAACATAATGTAGCGGCATTTAAAGGAAGGATACTCATTTTGATTTCTCCCGGATATCAAAAGTCACGGAATCTTTCATATGTCCTGTATCAATCAAAGGATTAGAAGACCCCTTTGCGTCAATAGTAGATGGAGCATTTGGCGGGGTATCTAAATCAATAATGGCTTTTTGAATAGCTGATTTTGCAACTTCTCCTGCAGCATTTTGGAGAGAATCAACCACCCTTTCATTACCTCCTTTTTTATTGGCCTCTTTTACAATCCGTTTTATAATAGGTCTTGTCTTTTCCCGGATATCACTAGAAGCCAAAGTCATAAAATCACGTTGGGGAATTGTTGGAGTCCCATAAACATTTTGAGCAGCTACATCAATAACAGAAGTCCCATCAGGATAGGCTTGAGCTTTTCCTTTCGGGAACCCCACCGCAATTTCCCTTGATGCTGTTTTTTTAAGCCGGTTCAATAACTCAGTACCGGCATTTTTGTTTTTTCTTCGGGTAAATGATTTCAATTTAATTTATTAACCATTTTAATTATTTCAGATTTTGCCGGGAAGAGTTTACCCGGACAGGTTTTGTGCGCTACTTCATTATGAAATCGAATAGATTCATAATTAATAGGAAACTTATAAAAAATAGACAAATCATGAATTAACAAAACAAGTCTACGAATATATTCAGGGCAGGGCGGTATCCCATCATAATTGCCAACAACGCAAATTCCTATATGAGATTGATTAAGAGATGGAGCGTGGGCCCCTTGCATATTAGTTGGACGGCCTATCCTGACATGAATCCGACCCTCTACATCTTCAATTCCAAAATGATATCCGATCTCATCCCAACCATTAGTATGTATATGATATTTTCTGATCGCTTCCCATGATCTTGTATCACTGTCCTCTGTTAAAGAATGATGAATACAAACCCCTTTCCAATTCATTTTATTTCTCCCACGGTGAAGGTTTAGAAAATCTTTCTGACATAATTTGTTTTAATCCATCGGAAAGTCCCTGATCATTATGATTTAAGAAAATACAAGATTTTAATTTTTCTTTTATTTCTTCATATGTTTCTTCTTTTTTTAACCTGACTACAGTTCCCTGTATGGTTTTTAAAGGAGAATATTTTAATACTAAATTGTAATAAATATGGGTCATTAATCCATTATCTTTATCATAAGGAATATTGGACATGACCTTTTGATATTTTTGTTTATTTACAAGATATGGAATATGACTTTCAAATACCCACTGGGGCAAATTCCTTCTATTACAGAAATCAATAGTTTTAATTAATCGAATATACCAACGAGAAACTACTTGTTTTAAATAAGCATCTTTTAATGATGATGGATATTCTAACCACGGCCCCAAATCCATCAAACGAATTTTATTCATTATATAATGATCATCACTATTAATAATAAAATCATCAGATAATTCAGGATGTTCGCAAGCTTTTAAAACCTTTCTGATAATATTAGCATCTTTTGATTTATAAGGATCATCTAATAGTATATGTATAGCATTACAAACCCATTCCGGTTTGTATCCTACAATAAAAATATTACCTACCCATGGTTGATTGGACAAAGATCGTAATGAATAGCGCAATTCCCAATCCTCCCCATTTTTCGACATAGGGGCCAGGGTATATACTACATCAACTTTCATTTAACCTTCTCCCAACAAAATACGTGCTAATTCAGCCATAACTCCTTTACCACCCGGAGTCTCTAAACGATTTACAAAAGGCATTTGTAAAATTGAAGGATCAGCATCAAGAGGGGCAAACCGCCCAGATGCATTTTCCATCATCGGAACATCCCAAGCATCATCTCCAATAGCTAAATAATTGGTATAAGGTATCTCTGCCTTATTTCTTTTCACGCAAACTTCTGCTCTTACTTTTTCAGCAAAATGATATATTCCGGGCCAACCATCAGCAGTAACTAATACAATATTATATCCATGGCTTACCAATTCCCGGATGGCTCGAACATCCCGTGCATGAAAAGATTTAAAAGATTTCTCCCCGTTACGATCTATTGTTAATTTTCCATCTGTTAACACGCCATCACAATCAACAAGAATAGTATTAAAAGGTAAAGGATATTTAAACCGGAGAAAATCTTGTTTATAGTAGTCCCAAACTCTTTGGGTCATTGATCCAAATTTATAAAAACTCTTCCAATCACTTTTGGGGGAAGTGTTATATGCTGGCATAATAGAATGCATTAAGGGGGCTACCTCTTCCAATTTACAAATCTCAACACCCTGTTTAGGAATCTGAAGAGACTGAGGACTAAAATGATGATCAGCCTCTTGGGGAGGTATAGAAAGAACAGCATCCACAAATTCTTCAAAAGACATATTTGCTCTAAATAAATCAGGCCATCTTTTAAAGACATTAGGATCAACTTGATTTTCTTTAAATTTTGGATGCTTTACTCTTTCCGGCGATATTTTATTTTTCCAAAGAGAATATAAACGAGCATAGGGATTGCGTACAATAGCAAAATTCCTATAACCTTTCATTGGGGTTGGTGTTTTTGGAAAAGGAGCCGTATGGACATTTTTTTGATTACCCAATCCAAAAACTTGACAAAGATAGGCTTTCATTGTAGTACAGCCATTTTTTGGTATTGGCCAATAAACTGTTTTTGTTCCCTCAATAATTATCCCTGGCATATTTTCTTCCTCAAAAGTGTAACGCAATCTAAATCAGTTGCTTTATAAATTCCCTCACCCCAATCAATAATCTGAGATGATACTATTTTCAGATCAATTGAATTGGCCCAATACATCATAAGATTTCTGGACATATGATTTCTAGCATGGGGATTGGTTGAAAAATTAATATTTGAATTTTTATTCCAATTGGAATGATGTAAAAAAGCGGCCCCGCCCGGAATCAGAACACGTTTAATTTCATTCAAATATTCAAAAACTACTTCCGGGGGAAAATGTACCATAGCATCAAAACAATACACTAAAGATACTGAATTATCAGGTACCGGAATTTCAACCCCACTTCCCAAATAATAATCAACTTTTGATTCTTTTTTGAATCGTTTTTTACAAAATTTAATATTATTAGAAGCAATATCAACTAAACTTATCTTTTTACAAATAGGAATTAATTTAGTTGTATTCCGACCCCGCCCACAAGCTAAATCAACAACATGAGAAAAATTTAAATTTTTAATAATAGGCCATATTAAATTTTTCCACTGTTCCTCAATATAGGGCTCAGCTTCATCATAATAATGATTATCTTGCCAAAGTTCTACTTGCGATTGTGCCGATCTCTCAGCAGCTTTTTTTATAGTGCCCATACAAAATCCCTCCAATTGGGACCATATTTATCAATTAAAGCAGCTTTTGTACTTGAGTCTGCATTATTCCTTAATCTTTTTCTTTCTTGGGTTAATGGATGCTTCTTTTTATTATGTCTTATATAGACATGTTCCAATTTAATTCCATGATATATTCCTACATCATAACCAGATCTTTTAACCCGATATCCCCAATCAAGATCATGTCCCCAATAAGGCATCCTTTCATCTAAATAGTGATTTAAAAAAACATCTCTCCGAACCATACAACAAGTAAATTCAACAAAAGGAGATTCCACCGTGCAATCTTGATTGAGAGGACGACAAAAATGATGATCACTATTAAAACTTGGATGAATAGCAGCATAACCAGACCTGTCCATTTCCTTGACTAACTTTTTCAACATCATAGATGGAAAAGTTACATTGGTAACAAATAAAACATAATCATGCTTTGGTTTAGCATATTTGGTAAAACCTTTATTAATAGCCTCTGCCAAAGAACCTACACCACCACGATCAATATAATTGACAGGAATATCTAATAATTCCAGACATTCTTTTGTCTTTTTCCATTCCGGCTCCCCATAAACAACCGAAATTATACAAACACGATCTTTCATTTACTCCCCACTAAAATAGATTCAATTTGATTCATCCAATAATCCCAATTAAAAGTCTTTATATATTCAATACAATTATTTGCCAACTCTTCTCTTCGGTCAGGATTATTCAAAAGTCTTTTTGCATTATCATATAAATCATCTTCATTATAAGTAGATCTAAGACAATTATAACGATGCTTTAAATCATCATCACCTTCATAAATAGCACGAGCGGATACAGTTCCCTTAGTCATTGCTTCCATTGGAGAACAAGAACGGGCATCATATTTAGATGCTTTGATCAATATAGTAGCTTTCTCATAAAGATCATTTAATTGTTCTTGATTAGGATTAAAAGCAACTCGATTAGGAATACTTCTATATTTTTCAGACAATTTTGATGTAATATAAGTCCAAATAATATATCCATCTTTTTTAAGTCTTTGCGCTACTCTGGGGCCTATTCTATCCCAATCTTTTGTTGGATTCCCAGGTTCCCATCCTTCCACCAATACAATTTTTCCATTTTTAGGTTTATCGGAAATAGGGAAGTGGTCCAAATTTACTCCATTACCTACCTGATAAATCTTCCCTTTTCTCCCGGCTTTTCTGAATAAATCTTCATTCCATTTACTAATGGAAATCATAGGGGCATCTGCTAAATAAAAACGTCTGCAAAAATTCTGCCAGTGAACATCATTTAACCGGAAGAGATGTTCAGCCATTTGGCAAAATACAAAAGTCTTTTCAGGTCTAGCAGGATGATGTAAATATTCAACTCCATGGGGAGAAGATATAATTAAACAATCACTTTTCCAAATATAAGAATCATCCCGAACAATATGGACATTAGATTTAATATTAAACCAATTACAATCATGAATGTCATCAGTCCTTAAATAAATAATATGATTTTCAGATAATCTATTTGCCCACTCAAGAATAACTCTAATTCCCCCGTGACGAGAAAAATTTGGACATGTGATAAATATATTCATATTGCCATAACCCCCGCTGGAATAATAATTGATTGTAACCTTAAAAATTCCTGCCCATAAGATGTTTTAGAATACCAATCTACAGTATAATTTCCCTCCCCAGTATTTAACTGAGCAAAACTGGTAGACATACCAGCTACAGATGCAGATGTGATTTGCCCTACTCCAGCTTGTTGTCCCCCTCCTGTTCCACCGTTATTTGCCAAAGTTCTTATAGATAATGTATGAGCGGTATCTAAATAAACAGCATCCTGATAAAAATCATTCCAAGCTGAACTATCTAATAAACGGGAAGAAAAATTTAATTGCCTTGTTACTTCTGCTTCAGTTAAACTTGAAAAAGCAGGAAACTTTTCAATAAAATCTGCGTATGTTATAGACATTTTCAATCTCTCCTTTTTAGTTGCTCGAAACAATCCTGAGAATATTTCAGCTCAGGATTGATGTCCAATAACTAAAAAATCAAATACTATTTACGTGTCCAAGGTAACTGTCCCAACTTGTTTTTTACGAAGTTCTGCCGCACGGCCCGTTGTCCCTCCAGTCTGCTCTTCATCCTGAAGATGCTCTGGAATCGGGAGCGTGGTTGAGGTATTGTCCAACATAGGCACTTTCCCCCGTTTTGTCGTTTCAGCCAGCAGTCCTTTGTCGAGATAGTGCTTAACAACTTCCTTTTTCTTGACGAGTTCCCAGATTTCCCGATCCACTGGGGTAACTTCACCGGGGGGGAGGCGCAGAGGGGGCAGAGGTCTTCCATCATCGGTTTTCCTTGGAAAAGAAATTCCACCAGTGTGCTGATTGGCGATAGATATAGTTGGACTGGATTTAATACTTGCTTCCGGTGATGGGGCCGGTGCTGTTCGTCTTCGTGATGGCGGGGCCGGTGCCGGGGTTTTTTCTTCTTCCAGATTTTCACTGGATGCTTTCAAAGATTCCCGACCAGCTTCCAAATTTTCAATGGCCTTGAGCATCTCATCTTTTTTGAGTTGATCAGGATCAAGATTAATCTGGTAATTTTCCCAAGCATAGGCCTGAAGTTCTTTCTTGTTCATATCTGCGACTTTTTTCATTTTTGTCGGAGACTTTCCCGTGGTAGGGGTTTTCTTTGTTCGTCTTCTGGTTGCCATTTTCTTTCTCCTTCGTTTTTATTTCTTTGGAAAGGTAAGGGAAGGGAGGCCACTCAAATCCCTCTTAAATTTAAAAACAAGTGGCCTCCCGGTTCATTTACCGATTAAAGGCCATCTACATAGGCCATTGCTGCAGGGTACCGAACATTGAAGCTACCGAAAATGTACTGAGCAAAAATATCAACACCCAGTGGAATCGGCACAGGCTGGGCTAACTGATAAGCCAGCGGGAACGGCATAACAAAGTTCCTGTCCTGGCTTTCTTTTACAATAGCCCGATCAACACCAGCTACACCAGCACCTTCCAGATACCGAAGAACTTTGACATTCAGCTCTTTTCCAGTCATTGCGGTATAAATGTTGTTTTTCTTCAGGTATTCCAGAGCGGACACAGCTACTCCAGCACCACCGGAACCAGCGACATTACCGATAACAAAAGCCTGGGTCAACAGGGAGAATTTTGCCGGAGGCAGTTCAACCGTATCAGGCAAATGGATAGTCTTGCTGTTGGTCCATACCGTAGTAATGGCATCATTGATAGAAGCAACCCAATCTTCAGGGGTACCAGATGCCCAAGGATCAGTTACAATCTTGTCTACAGTCGGATAGTCCAAATAAGGCAGGAACTGGGCTGCATCATTACCAAAGAAGAAAGTACGCTCAATATGGTAATCAGCAGCTTTCTTCATGATCTCGCCATAATCCTGGGCAAGAGCAGACTGATAGCCAAACTGATATCTCTGAGCTTCCATATCGGTAAGAGTAGATCCAACCGCAGCATCCAGAATCGGTACAGTTACCTGACCAACTACCTGACCGACCCTTGGAATATTATTGGGATCACCCTGAACAAACTGGCCCATTCCCTTAACATCTCTGGAACGGTATACATAGTTCATTGCACCGGGGTTGATTTCCGTTTTGATACTTCCCTCATTGATGTGGTTTCTCCACAGGATTTCAGGATATAGCGCATCATAGAATCCGGCCTCAACCTGATCGAATACACTGACGATCAATTCAGTTGCCGTTACCTGACCACTGCCACCTGTACTAAAATCATAAGGCATTTGTTTGCCCTCCTTTTATTGATTAATAAAGTAAATTGATTAATAAAAATTATGCGCTGCTGGAATTTCCCGGAACAGTAGCAGTCAGTGTTCCAAGCATTTCAATCATCGCATTTCCACCAGCAGCTGCCGGCACAACCCATTTACAATGAGGCAAAGCAACTGAAGTTCCGGCACTTCCACCTCCAAGAGCAGATGGGGCAAACTCACCAACCTCATAAGATTCGTCAGCCGGGGCAACGATAACCCAATTGACAGTATCATCAAGGGTAACAGCTTCCACAGCTTTGACCCAAATCCGGCCACCATTACGAACAGGACGCATAACCCGACCAACACGACCTTTGGCCCAACCGGGAATACCGTTGGAGTCTGACTGCATCGCTTCATCAAACATAACGATACCGCCAAAGTGAGTAACATCTTCCCCACCATTAGGAAGATATACAGCCATATTGGGATGCTGGAGGTTATAATCAGCTTCAGTCTGGTGAATCAGCTGAATACCTTTACCTGCGGCTACACCATCAGTTTCTCCGATCAGGTAAGCATCACGAAGGTTAATATCACTGGCAAATGCTGCCATACCGGGAACAGAAACCCCCGGCTGATCTGTATAACTGGTCTGGACAGAACCATTTACACTTCCTCTGTATCCATTCTGAAAAGAAGGCATTGTTTTTACTCCTTATGTTGAATTAATTAAATTTCTAACTTTCGGGATACTTGGCCAATTTACCCACTGTTATTACTGCTTTGCCGGAAAACCCAAACGCTGAAGGGGATTGCGTTCACTGATCTGGGCCCCATCGGTTGTCTTTTGGGTCATGGAATTGTTCATCTGAAGACCCGCAACCACTTTACGGTTTTTACCGGAAGAGGCAAGCTGGTGCTGAGCCTTAAAAGCACCACGGATATGATCAGGAGACATATTCTCGCATTTAATTCCAACAGTAGTCAGAACCTTTTTATGCAGATCAGTCCCATAAACCCCTTTGATGGAGTTCATCATTTCCTCACGTTTGTCTTCGTTTTCGATCTCTTCCCCCTCTTCATCAAACATGGGGGAATTTTCCATGATCTCTTCAGCCTCTTCTGATTCCGCTACCATATTTGCAGCAGCTTCCTCAACAGCAGCATCCTGTCCGCCAAGAAGTTCATCCAACTTCTCTTTGTATACAGAAAGCTCACCTTCCAGTTCCTGTATTTTGGCCTCCAGTTCTTCCCGACCGCCTTTGGCCTCTTCCAGTTCATTCATAAGAGTGCCCAACTTACCATCCATTGCTGTAGCTTCTTCCTCAACAGCAGCAGCGGAATCCTCATTCATAGCAACCATTTTATTGCTATGGACCAACTTGATACGAACCATTTTGACTGTATCTTCTGACATCTGGTTTCCTCCATCTTTGTTTTTCTTATTGAGAATTTTTACGTCACGACCTGCCCGACCAGACCCAGCCGGAATTATAGCAACGTGATTATATCGCAACTGCCGCTGTTCAGCGTGGTAGGGCTGGCCTTCATATTCTCCCTCCCCGAATTCAGCATCAGCTGAATAAGCAGCAGATATTTCTTCAAGTTCCTTATTTTCGATTTGTTCTATTGCCTCCTTATCGGTAATAAATAAATCACATTCCAGATAGGGGCCATCCATTCTTGGAGTACCCGCAACATGACCTACTTGATATTGTTTAATGACTTCAGGATCAAGCCAATTATGATCCCCCGCTACAGCTGCAGCCCCTTCTAAACTTCTCAGAGAGTCGGGATCAGATATAGAATCCCTACCCACAAAAAGCAGAATAGGATCATCTGTAATTTCCGGGGGTATCTGTTCAAGTTCTGCTCTGGAGTATGGCATCACCCTTTCAGCCAGTACACGACATTTACACCTGAGAAAACCTTCCTCAGTATATTCCCGGCTTGATCCGGTTGGAATGGGGATATTTATTCTGTTTGTGATTTGCATTTTTGTTTTCCCTTTTAAATAAATTATTTATCCAAGATTCCTTTTTACCTCAACCCAGATTCCCGGACCACGAAAAGAACCCCCAATATTGTAAGCTTCTCTTTTTAATTCTTCCGAAATTCTTTTGGCTTTTTGAATTAAATCTTTTCTTTTCCGATCTTCATCAGGACTTATTGTTCCATCAGGATTGGCATTTGCCAACTTATTATTGGTTTCATTTTTAGCTTTCATACGGCCATTTTGAAAATTCTTATTCTGAAACCGATCAAAATCAGGAACCGTTCTAAAATTAATCTGAATATTGGAATCATTCCACATCCGCTTGGCAGTCCCTTCTGCATCTGATTTACTATCCGTATAATAGGCAGATGCCTCTGTCCCACTTGGTCCAGGAACACGAAATTCACCTGAACTGCTATCTTTCAAAATGGTTACACGAGACATACTTAATCCTCCTTTATTATGCCGCTTCGGCAAATTTAATTATTTGTTGAATATCAATAACCGGCTCTGCGTGGCACCGACATAAAATATCATCGCCAGGATTATTCTTGGGCATATCGCTTTTACGCTTTTTCCAAGTCTTACCTTTATCGGTACTATAAACAGTTGGATCATCCCACCGGCAATATTTACCGTCCATCATCCAGTGATTGCCATGCGCTTTGTTTCCTTTCGGGTATCTTCCCCCCGGTTTGCCCACAACACGCTCATCCTTTACAGTACGCCAAATATACATTTCAACCCCAATAGATTCCTGACGATGCCTATTAAGGGCCGAACTGAGTTTTTTTGTCTGGTCTCGTGCTATTACTTTTGACCGATTTTTAGTCACTTTTCCTAAATGCTGAACTTGTTGTAAAAGTGTTCTATTCTCCGGTAAAGGTCTACCAGTAAAATTATCATTAACAGCCCTGGCTACATCACTCAAATAATCATTAGGAATGGTTTTAATTAATTGGGACATTTCCAATGTAGATGATTCAAGAACATCTTTTATTTCCGGGGTGTCATAGAAAGCGGTCATATCCACCCCCAAACTTTCCTGTAACCCTTTTAACATTTCTGTTCTGGTTTGCCGATCTACACTTAATTGCCATTCTGTTATAAATTCATCAGAAGCAAGACCATATTCAAATTCAGCTTTTCTTAATACCCGATCCATCAATTCAGCAATATCAGATGCAGGGGCTTTCCTCTTGATCATATCCCGGATTTCTTCAGAAGCAGGTAACAAAACTTCTTTCCAAAGTTTATCCATACTTTTCTTCAAAGTACGTTCCATAGATATATTATCCCGTTGTCTTTTCATTTTACGGGCTTTACGTTTTTGTTTCAGCTTTTCTAGCTGTTTATAATCAAGTAAGATAGGCATTGTTATTTACTCAACCGATATGTCGCATCCAATTTCTTTTTGGCTTGCTCTAAATCCGTCATATCATTACCATGAGGACCAGTTGGTCCCATAATGTGATATCTGGGAGATAGGGAGCTGGAAGAAAGATTTACAATGTACCATCTTGAATCTTTTGGATGGGCGTAAACCTTCTTGGCATTCATCAACTTATTGTTGATTTCTTGAGTAGCTTTATTACAACCATTTTGAAAATCAGACGTTTGCTTTGAAATCCTTTTAATTTTAATTGATTCAGGTTTAACTCTAAAATTTCTTTTTATATAATCATGGGTCATAGATATAGCTTTTTGCTGTTGAGGAGCAGATAACCGATAAACTCTATTTAGTTTCATATCAGGATTTATTTGATCAGCTTCCCATTCAATTTCAAAGCTATAATCATTATATGAATTGTTTAGCTGAGCAAAAGATTTTAAAGTGACTGTACGTGCCCCATGATCTACTTTCTGGATTTTCCACATCCATTTTTTCCATATTTCATTCATAGGTAAAATTGGACCTTTAGTGCCATAAGAAGATAATACTTGATATTTAATAGTAGAATCAGTACTATTTCTATAAACTTTCGATCCCTTCGGCATGATATTCTCCTTTAAAAATTAATAGTAAACTTTAAACTATCTTCAAACCCAACCTAATCTATAACACCTAGAAACAAGATGCTTTCCTACAAAACCGCTTGCTCCTGTTATAAGAATCTTTTTACTCATCTAAAATACTCTCCTATTAAAAAGTTTTAAATCCCTCTTAAATTTAAAAACAAGTGGTTTATTTAGTCCTTTTTCGCTTATTATTAAACGGGATTTTATGTCCTCCCGTAACCAACCACTGTTTAAACCGATCAATAGTGGCTGGGGTAATAGACATTATTCGATCCGGGCCTTTACCGTCACTAAATCCTGCGGCATACAGTTCCTTGGCCTGAGTCATACTCAAACAACCAAAAATACATTTATGCTCATCAAAGGTATCAGATTCAATGTCCTTTTGGTCAATTATAAATACAATCTCACTTTCAGGATAGGGACCGACATAAGCATCAATTTCTTCTTCATCTGATCCTTTAGTAAATCTTATATGACCATAATGAGCTGGCATCACCACTTCCCAACCTATTCCCGTTCTAACTGATCCTTTAGGGTTCTCAATGCCAAAAGGGAGTCCATGAAGTTCAACCGGGATAGGGGGTGGATATTCACCATTATTATTTTCCACCTTTTCAAGTCGATCATAATAATCAGGTTTCTCATCCAAATGAGCTAAAACAATTTTAGCAGTGGATACCGGATCACCTTTGGTTACGTCTTTATGTTCCTGCTCCACTTTATAACCCTTTACAAATTGATCTAAATCATATTGATCTGGGTTATGTCCGGCTTTCTTTATTAAAAGCATCGCACTGCCGGTATTCCTGAGTTTGTTATAATGATAAATCCATCCACCTTTTCCATCGGGTTCTCTTCTTGTATATTTTGATTCATCATCTTTATCACCGGCATTTGGCTCCCTTCCTCCACCAGCTTGACCAGGATTGGCAGCAGGAAGCGGGGATGAAGCCCTGCTGGGAGAAAGAGCAGGAGAAGGAAGGGAGCCGGTGCCAGAATCTATATCAATATCATCCAATAAATTTTCGTCAATTTCATCAAGGTCTACCGTAAAAACACCACGATTATTCATTTCCTCAATAACTTTATTTTCATCCATTAAACCGGCATCTAAAGCTTTCATGGCATTTTCAATATGTTTCATATTGGTATCAGCTTCTTCAAGATCAGATTGATTCCAAAGAGGGGGAAATTTGAATCCCAAGTTTTCCCTTTCTTTTTTCCAAGCATCTTTAAATTTCCAATATCCAATAATGTCATACGTTTTTCTGATCTGGGGCTCAATCCTCTGTCGCTGATAAGCATCAATCACGTTATAGTAATTTTCAAGGTCAGATTCTCCGGTTGCGTTTAATCCTCCCGGAGCTTGTCCAATAAATCTGGTTGCCGGTATATCGGATGCAGCAGAAAGAATCTGAATAAAAGTCAAGATCAATTCAGGAACAGAACCAAAAGAAGCAGACCGCTGTTTAATATCAACACTATTCTCATCAATAAGAGCAGCCCTGTATATACTTAATTGATTTGCAATATCCTTGACTTTCTCTAATGCAGTCTTGCCGGCATTTGTACCGCTTAAATCTTTCAGACCTTTTACTGCGGCAATTACAGCATTATTTGTTTGAATTAATTGATAAGCAGCTTGCCTTGTCCCTACTGCTTTAACTATATCATCCCAAACATTAGCAAGCTTAGAAGGGCCGAAACCAGCTAAATTTGACCTGAACTGGGTAAGAGCAAAATCATAGGGATCAAAAAGAGGTTCCCCATCCCAAACTAAACAACGGCTCACGTGGACTTCTTGACTATTAATCAAAAAGCTTTCGGGCCTCATATAATGTTCAGAAAGGGGATTGTGATCCCAAGTCATCCGAGCTATTCTACTAACAGGAATAGCATTAAAAAACCTTAATGCCGATTTTTCAGTTGGATTATATTTAATTGAAGGATCATCTTTATCAGAATCAATACCCATAAAAGTGAGACAACCGCCAAGAAGTCTCTCAAGCTTTAAACTCCTTTTCAAAATATTATTAAATTGCAGACGGTCTAATCTTCCCTGGATATATTTGGCCATCTCTTCCGGGATACCTTCTGCAATCCATTCCTTTCTCAACGCATCTTCAGGAATAATATTAATAATCTTTCGAGCTTCCCATGATGTCTCATATAAACGGGTGTACTGTCTCCACCTGTAAACATAATCTTGAGAAAAATAAGGATTATCACCGCCAAATGGAACATAATTTCTAGCTCCCCGGTCTCCAACCCCTCCTGCTCCGGTAGGACTAGAAAAAGCAGCATTATAATATTTTGTGCGTTGTCTTGACATAATTAATCTCTTTATACTTATAATAATTTAGTTCTAAATTTTCTGAACCTATGATTAGCATTGCCGTTAAAAAGTGTGATTTTTCCATCTGTATTATTAATGTCAAACCCATTAAAAGATACAGTTGTATTACTATCATCATTAATAGTAAAACTTATAGTTGTCCCATTACACACCGCTTCAAGCTTTACAATATCACCGGGTGTATATGATAACCCTGTTACTTGGTCAACCTGTACTTGTCCGCCAGCGGTAGTACTATTATATAATGATATAGTTGTAGAGCTAATAAGAACATACACGGCATCATTACCGTTCAAGGTATCTCTTACCCCAACAGCCATATTTGGGTTTGATGGCCAGACTAGATCAATATTATGTATCCCATCTTGGTTTCCTGTATCATATGCAATTTTTTCAAATATCTGGGTTGTATTTCCTATACTACCATCCCCCATTGTAGTCCAGTTCCCAACGCCAGAAACATCAAACCATCCTAAAAATGTTTCATCTAAATCCATTACATGGTTCTTAACCTTCCCACCACCAAACGATGGGTGGGGAGCCAACCCATCAAAATCATCTCCAGCAGCCCAGCCAAGTGCTTTTAAAGCTTCTGCAGGACCATTTATCCCTCCCGTAAAAGCAGATGATCGAATTGGTGCATATATATCAAATCCAGCTGAATTCAAATGTAAACCATCTGGTACGCCATCTAAACCATCATATAAAGCATTTAGTTCTTCTGGACTGCCTGGCTCACCTAGAATATCATATGATTTTGTATAGGCAACTCCAATACTAGGTAAAATCGCATTCCATAATTCTGTTTGAGTCTGCTTTGCTTCGGTCCACATAGAATAATTCTTCCATGGAGTTAGCTCAGTAGTCATCAAAGTTGCTCCAATTAAATCACATTTTGCCTTTATAGAATTAAATGTAGCTTGTATTGTGGCAGCGGTAATCCCATTTGTTATATCATTTGTTGGAGAATCCAACAAAACTAAATCAGGGTTATTAGGAGATACATCAGTATCAAATCTCGCAAGCATATCGGTATATTTATCTCCATTTATACCTCTATTATACAAAGCACAACTGGCATTTTGAAGTACATTAACCCGCTTTACAAGATCATTATTAGCGGTAAAACTGTGTCCTAAAAACACAACCGTATTAAATGGCCCAGGTATTTTATCGGCCCCTGCTGCTGCCATCATCATTTTACGTGATATCACTGTATATCCTCCGCAGCAGTCATACCATAAATAGTATCAGAGCCTGTATGCCCAGTAAAAACAAGTATATCAGTTCCAGCAGCTGTCTGTTCTAAAGTATCCCCGGCTGGAGTTTTTAAAGCGGCTGGCCAAGTAATAGTATGAGCGGCCCCATTTACAAGTTCAAGAGTAATTCCCCATGCTTTCCCAGATACAGGTAAATTACTAAAAGCAATAGAAATATCACCACCAACAGTAAGTTTTTGATAAGACCCATTATTATAATCAATAGTTACTGTCCCCGTTGACTTAGTTCCTATGTCATTAAATATCTCATCAATTATTGGGCCCCGGCCATATGATCTTGAACTTGACATAAAACAACCTCAACTATTATATTTCTTAATAATGTTTAAATTTGCATCTTTAACAATTACTGTTTGGGAATTAGCAGGACAAAAAAATCTCAAATCAATATAATCACCCGGAGATAAAGGAATAATGTCAGATGCTGATATATTCAATATTGATTTTCTCCTGACTATTGCTATTTCATCCATATAAAATCTATGGTTGGTATTTCCTGATGTCTCGTGTTCAATTTTAATAATTACTTCCTTGTCATTATTATAATAATCAGATAACGTACCGGGAAAAGTAAACCGTTTTTTGTACTGAATAGAAGGTAAGGAAGCAAAATCAGCATCAAATAAAGTAAAATTATCAAAAATAGTTCCTGTATTATTGTAAACAGACCCCTTTACCTGATGACTTGCTGAACCATCATAATCACCAATAAACTCAAATATATCAGATAAAGCTTCTCCATCTGTAAAAGTCATTAATAAAGAAAATCCAGGTATCCCAGTTTTTTCGGCAATTTCATAAAATACACCATCTTGGATTTTTAAATTATCAATACTTCCAGTTACTAAATCCCCAACAACTAAACTAATACTATCAGCATGGATTCTTGCTGGTTCAGGTGAAGTCTGTCTTTGTATTGTAGAGGGTATTAAAACCCCATTTTTAAATAAAGCAGCTCCGAAACACTGATTGGGATCAATCTCTATAGAAGCATTATAATTAATTAGATAATTGCCGCCCCCTTTTTTAGCGACTAAGAGCCGATCATTAGCAGAGTCAGCTATTACCCCATAAGGAGCTGATTGCTGCCCTACAGTCGAATTTGACCACTTGTAGTAAGTGCCAGGATCAGGTAGTATTATTTCCGATCCCGGAGCCTCTTGAAATAAAGAAGCCAGGGCAGCATAAATAAAATGGCCGTATGATCGTGAGCTTGATCCTGACATTATTTTTCCACGGTGACTTTAATGACCACTTTATTACTTGCCCCAATATTAGAACAAGTGAAAGTAAGAACCCCAGACACGGGCCTTGTGCCCAAACCATCCCCGACTTGCGGAACAAATTGAGAAGGAGCGGATACACTAATCTGATCTCCCTGTCCACCCAATACATCAATACCATCCTGAGTATTAAGAGCGATATCAAAAGCAGCAGCAGGGGGAGCTACAGAATCAGGTACAACTTCCACCAAAGCTACCCAACCGTGAATTGATGCTGTATCTTGATTAGGTACTACTCCAGCACCATCTGCTTCAACTACAAACTCATGAATTTCAAGAGTGGCGTTTCTGGGTGGCTGTATAGGATCAACTGAATAAGATACCGGCATTTGTTCTTCTCCTTTTATTTATTTACTAAACCAGCTAATATGGTTTTATCTTTACTTCCCTTTGATGATCCAAAATAGTAATTACAAACCTGAGTTGCCTTGGCTGATACATAACCAATAACAGTACCGGCTAAACCCGCATTTGCGGTCTCTTCCAGTCCCCATCCGATTAAATAAATACACATTCCCAAAAACCCGATAAGAACCAAAACAGCAAGAATTTGTACCGTCAAATCACCACCAAGGGCAACTTCTCTTTGTCTGGCTGAATCACGATCTTGATATCCAGTTCTTTCATTTTGATTTTAAAACCCTTCTCGGCTTTCCGAAGGGCAACCAACTGTTCCGGGGAAGCGGTCTTTATTGCTTCAGATATTTGATCATCTGTAGAATCAGGACTGATACCCAATACAGAAGTAATAGCAGCAGATGCCATTCCACCAAATGGGCCTCCAATAGCGGTTCCGATCATAGGTGCAATTGCTTTAACCGTTTTTTTCCAATCAAATGACATTATATATTCCTCCTTAAATTATGAGTCCATCAAAGGCATAGGGCCGGTGCCCCCGCCTCTTTCCATCCAAATAGAAACCGCTTGCGTAAATGTATCAACCTGATCATCATAAAGATGACTATCATCATTAGTAAATGCCTCAGCTTCATTTACTAAATCACGTGAAAACTTAAATTCTTTTCCCATCTCCGGGTCAGGGACAGATATCCTACCCGCACAAAGGGGCTGGGCTGCTTGTTTGGCTCTCCCTACTTTATCAGGACTGGTTTGCATCTCGTCAGGAGTCCAGGCATTTACCGGGATGCTATACGGCTCTTTTCGCATTGTCTGGATAAGAGATATGCCGCTTGCTTTGTCTTCTATCCAGAATTCAGATGCTGGTGTTATACCTCTAATATATGTACTATGTTTTAACCAAAATTCCTTTGCTACAGGAACCAACTCAGGAAACTCCCAACGGCCCCTTATTTGATCAATTAAATGTAAACCTCTTGTCCCTTCACAACCCCAACATTGAAATACTGACCAATCGTTATCATCTGCTGCTTTAAACGCAGTATCAGCTGTTATGAATTTAAGTGTAATTCGATTTTCAAGTGCTGCTTTATTTCTCCAATACTTCCACCAATCAGGTTTAAGAATAATAGAAGAACTGGCTTGGGGATTCTGCATATATTGGGCATAAAAAGTTTCAGGGTCATACTCTCTCATTTCCAGCATTTCTTCTTGACTGCAACGATCTTCCCAAATACTAATATCATTTTCATCAAGAGCCGGGATCTGTACCACATTCCACTGCTCTCTTTCTTCTTTGAGTAGATGTCCGGCCAAGTCCTGATTATGAAGTCTCTGCATAATTAAAACAAGGGGGGTCTTTGGAGTTTTAAGACGATTCCGGCGGCTTTTAAGGGTAGACTTATAATAGTTTACGGTTTCCGCTCTAATCGCTGGAGATTTAGCTTCCTGGGCTTTCATCATATCGTCCATCATGATAGCCCCTCCAAATTCCTTTCTCAACTTACCAGCACCAAATCCGGTAATACCGCCACCACGTCCAACCGCTTTAACTGAGCCTCCCTGTTCTGTAAAAAAATGATCAGAACGTCCGGCAGCTTTATCTCCCATTATTCTGACCTTAGCTCCCCATTCTTCATCTATCATAGAACGGTACCAATCAGATGCAAGAGTATTCCTGATATAAACACTATTATCAGTTGCAAGTGAAGATGCGTAACTTGATAAAATAAATTCACTATCAGGAAACCAACTCATGCCCCAAGGCACAAACGCTTTAACCCCTAAATCAGTTTTACCGATCCGGGGAGGTTCTAATATCATTAAATTTGGTTTGGGAAGCTCCCCCAATACTAATCTGGTTAATGCTCGTGCTTTCACCTTATGACAAGGACGAATAACCGCCTTGACACCCATTTGGTGTAACATTTGGATTTTCCAGAACTGTAATAAATTAGGATAATTCAAGATATATCCTTTTTAACTTGAGGAACAACTGGGCCCCTAGTTGTAGCCCCACGAGCACTTGGTTGATCTTCAGATTTTATTGAATAAAACATAAAAGGTAATTTTCCAGTATGTTGCACTTTTGTATCCGCAATACCTTTTAAAATAGCTGAACAATCCCAAAAGTGATTCAACCTACAGTTTTTAGGATAAGCAAGACCGTGGCCGCAAGGACATCTGTTATATGCAGCATATCTCAATTCATCATCGGTAAAAGGTTTGGTTCCCTTTTCAAATTCCTGATACCTTTCATCGAATCTCTCATTGGATTCCTGATGATACTGGGATATAATATCTTCTGCTTTCTTCCTATCCTCTATTGCTTTTTTATATTGTTCTTCGGTTATCATTCTTCATCCCCTTCATCTTCAATTAGATCATCAGATACACTTGCCATTAAAGCCAAACGTGATTGCTTGGCTCTTTCATTATTCTCTGATACCGGCATTAAAGGTTCTCCATCGGCTCCGGTTACTTCTTTTTTTTCTGATAATCCTAAATAACGGGCAATAATAGCATGATTCAATAGACCTGCCGCCGCTCCGGTTATAGTCTGATTACGCATAACACTATCTATTTCACTACAGATACCCGAAAATTCCGGCCTTTTCCGATAGTCATCATAAGTGGAGGTACCTATACCAAGAACAATACAAAGCCCCTCTTTGGTCATTGCTTGAAGCTTGTCAACGTATATAACATCAGGGGTACCGTGATCATTAACCACCTTTGCTTCCTTTAGGGGATTATTAATTATATACTCGAAATATTCGCAAGCTTTTTTCCAAAGTTCTTCTGCTGATTGGTATATAGTGTTCCTACCGGGATTCTTGGCTAATTTCCAAAGTTCATTACCAGGTTGGAAAGAATGATAATGTTGTCTATTGATTGGTTTTATAGGGGGTTTCTTTTTATGAGAATAGTTTTTTGTTCTCTTTCTTTTGGGTTTATATGTTTTGGTTCTTTTTCTGGACATTGGAATGATTTGTTTTTGAGAAAAGGTTTTAGAATGATTTGTTTTAAGTTAAATTTTTAACTATTTGTTAAAAATTAAAGTAACTAACGGTAAGAGTAAGAGTCAGATTTTTAAAAGTAAAGAGGTTTTTTATAATTGAATTTTTATTTGTTGTTTCAAGTAAATAGATAAAAACTTGAATAAAAGTTTTCTTTTTATTCTTTTTTTTCTTTACTTTCTTAATCCGATTTTTTATAATTAAATCATAATCAAAACCCGCTTTATTAACTCCAACCCTAAATAGGACAAAGGAGAATTACCATGGCACACGAACTTTATGAAATCAATGATGGACAGAGTATGGGTTATGCAGGTCAGGTACCGTGGCACGGGCTTGGCCAGAAGATATCAGCTGATGCCCCTATTGAAACTTGGATAGAGGAAGCCCGACTAAATTGGGATATCCTTTCTGCCCCTGTTCGTTTTAATCCTACCGGAGAAGAGTATAACGAAGTTTTCCCTTTTCCAAATAAAAATGTTCTTTTTCGCTCCGATAATCAAGAACCCCTCTCAATCGTTTCCGATCAATACAAAGTAGTACAGCCAAAAGAAGTCCTTGAATTTTATCGCTCTCTAATCGAAACAGCCGGATTCAAAATGGAAACAGCCGGTAGTATGTTCAACGGTAAAAAAATATGGGCTTTGGCTAAAACCGGGGATGTTGCTACTATTAAACATGATAGGATTGAATCCTATTTGCTCCTTGCTACTTCCTGTGACGGTTCTTTGGCTACTACAGCTCAATTTACTTCAGTTAGAGTAGTTTGCAATAACACTCTTTCTTTTGCTATCGACAAGGGAGAAGGGCAGAAAGAATATTCTGTAAAAGTTCCTCACTCCCGTGAATTCAATCCTGAAGAAGTTAAAGCCGAACTTGGTCTGGTTCATGATTCTTTTAAGAATTTTAAAAGCAATATTATCGCTATGACGGAAAAGAAAATCAGCGATAAACAAGCAGTCAAATTCCTAATTAACGTAATGGGAGATGCTGAAAAAAGTATCGAAGAACAGCCCCAACCACGCAGAATGGCCCGGATCATTGAATTGTTCCAGGGCGGGGCTATTGGTTCCGGTATGTCTTCTTCAGACGGTACAGTCTGGGGTCTTCTTAATGCGGTCACCCAATTTGCTGATCATGATCGTTCTACTAGATCCACTGATTCCAGATTAAACTCTGCCTGGTTTGGTGAATTCAATTCATTAAAAAATAAAGCCTTTGAAGAAGCGGTAAAAATTGCCGCTTAATTATCCATAAAAGCTCCCTAGAATATCTGGGGAGCTTTTTAATAAAGGAGAATAAAAATATGGACACAAGAAAACTGAAATGCATTATTATCAAGCATAAATTATGGATTAAAGGGGATAGTTTGGGGGTCAGGGCCTATCTCCGTGAAGCCGACCTTAGTGGAGCCAATCTTCGTAGAGCCGACCTTCAATGGGCCAATCTTCGTAGAGCCGACCTTCGTGGAGCCAATCTTCGTAGAGCCGACCTTCGTGGAGCCAATCTTCGTAGAGCCGACCTTAGTGGAGCCGACCTTCGTGGAGCCAATCTTCGTAGAGCCGACCTTCAGTGGGCCGACCTCGATTTTTCTTGTCTTCCTTTGTATTGCGGAGCATTTAATGTAAAATGGGATGACAAACATATTTTTCAACTCATTGCGCATATTACCCGCGCTAATCGTGATAACTTATCTGAGGATGCCTGTAATGCGATTGACGCACTTGCCGACTGGAAAAATTCATTTTGTAAATACCGTGACGATATAAAAGAGATTTAAAAATGAACCCTATCAAATATATAAAAAACAATATAGAAGAATTCCTTGGATGTATAATTTTTGTTTATATTGTTTTATTTATGCTTTTTAAATGGGCCATGGCATATGGAGTAAATTAAATGTGTCCTATATGTAATAAATCAATTATGATCAGAGAAAAATGGACTAAAGAATGTCCAAACTGTCACGCAATAATAGCCTATCGAATAGGGGAATCAAAAAGAATTAGAACCAAACCCACCCCCACTAAAATAAAAAGAACCCGAACTAAATGAAATTACTTAAGAAAAAACCTATTCTTCCTGAAAGATTTGTCTATTTAGAAAATGACTTATTACATATTAAATTTCCACCCCAATGGGATTTAATAGCAAAAGTCAAAACACTAAGCGGCAGAAAATTTGATAAATCCGGCCCTTTATGGACTACCAAATTTTGTGAAGAAAATATCAAAAAATTATGTTCTTGGGAATTTAGATTAAGCCGGGAATTACGGAAATGGAAAAATAATCGAAAAAACCCCCTTCAAATAAAAAGCATCAAAAATATTACAGGATTTAATGCAATATTAAAAAATTTTCAACGAGATGGAGTTGCATTTTATGAAGCCAGGAATGGTAAAGTTTTAAATGCCGATGATATGGGGTTGGGTAAAACCTATCAAACACTTGCCTGGCTACAACTCCGACAAGATGCAAGACCGGCTATTATATGCTGCCCCGCTACAGCTAAATATATGTGGGCCGAAAAGGCAGAAGAATTAATGACCGGTGTAACAGTCCAAATCATCAATGGTAAAAACCCTGTTAAAATATACGGGGATATAGTCATTATAAATTATAATATTCTTGCAGTAACAAATACCTGTCCTAAATGCAGCGGCAATAAGATACTTAAAAAAGATTGTCGTGTCTGTAGAAAAACAGGCAAAAAGGTATCACTTCGACCCGATCTTGCTAATATTAATTGGAAATCTGTTACTGCCGATGAATTCCATATGGCTGGAAATAATAAAAGCCAAATGGGATGGGCTTTTGAAATATTAGCAAAAAAAGCAAAACACGTTCAGGGATTAACCGGAACACCTCTTGAAAATCAAATTCTTGAATTATTCCCAATTATTAAAATGATTGATTCTACCATATTTCCAAGTTGGTGGAAGTTCGCTCACAGATATTGTGACCCAAAACATAATGGATTTGGATGGAACTTTACCGGACAATCTAATGTTAATGAATTATATAAGAAGCTCCGGGGCTCAGTTATGATCAGAAGGAAAAAGACGGAAGTTTTAAAAGAACTGCCGGGAAAAATCAGATCAGTTATTCCTATTGAAATAAATAAAGCATCATATAATAGAGAATTAGCCGCCACCGAAAACTTACCGGCAATTGAAAGACTAACTGCACTGCGACAAGCTGCTGCTTTTTCTAAAATAAAAGAATGTATTAAATGGATTGAAGAATTTTTAAGAAGTGGAGAAAAACTTGTTATATTTGCTCATCATAAAGTGATTATTGAGGAGCTATACAATAAATTCCAAAATAAGTGTGTCGTAATAGATGGTTCAAAATCACCAAAACAAAGAAGACAATCTGAATTAAAATTCCAAAATGACCCTAATTGTACTGTCTTTATTGGAAATTTAAAAGCCGCCAGTGTAGCTCTTACCCTTACTGCTGCGGCAAACTCAGTAACAATAGAATTCTCATTTAAAACTTCTGATCATGAACAAGCAGAGGATCGAATTAATAGAATGACTCAGACAAGACACTGCACTAATTATTATTTGGTCGCAATGGGTACTGTGGAAGAAGATTTAATCCAAATAATAGATAAAAAACAATGTATGACTGATCAAGTATTAGATGGAAAAGTCAATGAAAAAAATACAATTCAATATTTACTCAAAAAATTGGAGAATAAGAGATGAAAAAACATTCAATAAATCCAAATAAATTTTATGAAATGGGATTGCAAATTAATTTTATGAAATGTGATTTTTTAGAATCAATTCCCAGAAGATGGAAAACAAAAGGATTGATTACTATTTATATGATCTATGATGATCATAACATTAATTGTAAAAAATCTTGGATGGGCCTAAACTTATCCTATTTACTCAAAAAATCATACGGTAATAAATAATGATATTTGACGCCATTAGATATTACCGAGATACTGGAATACAATATCGAACTGAAGGACATAAACATTGTTCTATCGGTTGGGTACATATTCCATGTCCTTTCTGCCGGGGAAATCCGGGTTGGCACCTTGGTTTTCATCTTACAGACAGCTTTTATAGTTGCTGGAGATGTGGAGGCCATTCAATTAAAAAAGTAGTAAAGGCTTTGTCTGGCTGCTCCTGGAGAGAAACTACTAAAATAATATCTAGGTATAGGTCAGCTTATAAAATCCCCGCAAACGATAAAACAAGTGGGTTGCGTAAACGAATAAAAGAATTAATACTGCCCCCCGGCACTGGATCTCTTAATAAAGCCCATAAATCTTATCTCAAATCTAGGGGATTTGACCCGGATAAACTTGAAAAAGATTGGGGGCTTTTAGGCACAAATCATACCGGCCCTTATAAATTCAGAATAATAGCTCCAATTTATCAATATGGTAAACTTGTAAGTTATCAAGGAAGGGATTACACCGAAAAATCTAAATTAAAATATAAAGCCTGTAAAAAAGAACTAGAAGTCATAGACCATAAACATTGTCTATATGGTTTAGATAATGTTCCCGGCAGTAAAGTTGTACTAAATGAAGGAATTACCGATACATGGAGACTAGGATTTGGATCAGTTAACTCGTTTGGAATTAAATACCGAAGGGAACAGGCCAAAAAACTTAGAAGATTTGATGAAGTATTTATTTTCTATGATCCAGATCCCCAAGCCATCGAACAAGCTGAAAAAATAGCTGCTTATCTTGCTATGTATAAAAAAGATGTGCATATTATTGAATTAAAAAATAAAAATATTGATCCGGGGGAGCTTCCACAGCAATATGCAGATGATCTAATGAAAGAACTAGTACAAGAGGATTAGAAAAAGTTTTT